CTAACCTGAGTGGGGCTAACCTGAGTGGGGCTAACCTGAGTAAGGCTGACCTGCGTGGGGCTGACCTGCGGAACACTTGCTACATAGTAGGGCCTACTCGTTCAGATGGATTCAGATTTGATTATGATGGTCTAAAGGTTAGAGCAGGTTGTAGATATTTATCGTTTAAAGAGTATAGAACGCACATCGAAACTACGTACCCTAATACAGATAAAGCTAAGAAAACTCTAGCAATTTTAGAGTACCTAGAGAAGATGATAAAGATCAGAAAGATTAATAAGTCTTGACATTCTTTATTTCATCTGTTATAATATCACTGTTATTGGCGCCCGGTAAAGTATACCCTATAGAGGGTAGACCCAATAGTGGATATCCAACCCTATGTATTCTACTAATCTACTAAGAGCTATAGAGTTAGCTAAGACTAATCCTATTAAACCATTAGGCAGGAATAATATTAGTAGGTTCGCTTGTGTTCTAGATAATAGCTGGGTTCAACACACAGGGTTTAACTCTTATAAGACTCACCCATTACAGAAGAAGTTCGGTAGCAATTCAGAGTCTATCCACATACACGCAGAGTTAGATGCTATCATCAAAGCTATTAGATGGGAAGCCTCTCAAGCTGGTGCCCGTTACAAAGATATAACTGACCTATCTAAATACAGACTCAGTGTGGCTAGGGTTCTTAATGATGGGACTCCTAGTATAGCGAAGCCTTGCTCTGGTTGTTTAAAAGCCATAGCATCTTTCAACATCAAGGAAATGGAGTGGACAACATGACTATTAAAATACAGTTAAAAGTTGGTGATCTTTGCAGGCATAAACCTTTTAATGGCCTCTATAAATATAAGATTATACATATTAATGGTAATTGGGGTTGGCTTAAAGAAGTAGATAAACCTGACACTAATGGATTTATTGGATGGTTAGACAACTACTCTAAGATACCTAAGACACAGAAATTCTGGAGCATACATTTTATATACCGTAATGGTACTGTAATATGTAATCATATCATAGATAAAAAAGAGAATAATTCTAACTTAGAATCCATACTCAAAGTCTTTGTCGAACAAGGCCGTAAAATCTTAGGGGTTCAAGAAGTAGAACTAGAGATACCAGATAATGATTAGTCTTTCTCAATCCATAGAAGTTAAGTGTGACCAATGTAAGAAGTCTGTCTCTCATTGTGAAGTCATACTCAATGCTAATCAAGATAAGTATGCAGTCATAGTCTATTGTCACGGAGAGAAAGAGGTAACAGAGATGCCACTAAATCTATTCACTCAAGGTTGGAGGATAGTAGAAGCTCTAGCCTTTAAGAAAGATAAGTCTGCACCCATAGAAGTCCCTTCAGTGCCTGTAATCATAGCAGAAGAACCTGTTAAGACTCACAAACTAGATCACGGAGGACCTTCTATGTGGGGACATTTAATAAAGGAATCTATTTAGATGTTAACAGGGTTTATTACAGGAATGATAATGGGATTTATATTTGTATGTTTTATAGTTAAGGAATAACTACAATGGAAAACATTAACTTCGATAAGGCTCTGGTTTACGGTGCTAGAGTCTTTGCTTTAGTATGTTCAGTGTTGATGCTGACCGCTATCTTAGCCGTAGTAAGACTGTCTTTCTAACCTAGAGGAATCACAACAATGAATATTGAAGTAGGTAAAAAGTATCTTCTAAAGAATGACCCTATTACTACTTATCTATGTGTTCACCGTGTTATATCTAAAAATCAATCATCTACATATTTAATGGTAGCACAAGACTACTTAGCGCGTTGGGTTCACCTAGATCAAATAGATAAAGAATACAAAGAACCTGTAGTACATAAGAGATATGTAGTTTGGTGTACTAGTCGTTCTATACCAGGAGAAGTATGGACATATACGGTAAACCAAGAACAGAAAAATAAATACATCTCTGAATGTGATGGTGTTAAACTATACATGAATACGTGTAAGGTTCTCCACATCTCTGAAGTAGAATATGTAAAGCATCAGTCATAGTTCTTTTTGTGAGTCAATCAAAAGGATTTAAACATCATGGTTATAAAAAAGGATGGTGGTCCTGCGTTTCCCTTTCAGGATGAATATAGTGATTCATATTCTGGTATGTCTCTCCGTGATTGGTTTGCTAGTCAAGTTTTAATAGGGTTAATAACTTCCAATCTATCCATCAGTCCGCCATCCGCTGCCAGTAAAGCCTATTCTATTGCTGATATTATGTTAGTAGAACGTAAGAAGGGCCTTGAATGAACATCTTCTATACTTCAGACGACCCTAAAGCTTGTGCAGTTGCTTTAGATGATAAGCGTTTAGTAAAGATGGTTCTAGAAACTGCACAAATACTATCTACTATAACTCATAAACTAGGGTGTGATACACCCTATAAGCCCACTCATATGAACCATCCTTGTGTTCTATGGGCGGGTCAATCTCTAGCTAACTTCTCTTGGCTTAAAATACACGGTGTTGAATTAGCCGAGACTTATACTCGTAGATACGGCAGAGAACATAAGAGTGAGCCTATTATCCGTGGATTCATCAGTTATTCTATCTTCTCCTATGATTATCACTCTACTAGAACACCGCACCCTAATTGTACACCCTATAAAAGCTTGCCTATCATAGAAGCATATAAGCAAACACTCAGAGACAAATGGAACTCTGATGTATATCCACCTAACTGGACTATAGATGGTCCACCGACTTGGAGATAAAGCATATGGCTAAGAAGAAAGATAAAGAGATTAAACTAGGTGAAGATTACAGAGTAACTCCATCCGATGGTGCTGGTCTATGGAGACCCGTATATAAGTACGGAGATTCATATCTGTGTGTCAGGCTTGGTGTATCGACTCTGATCACTTCTATGTTTACTGCAGATAGATTGGTGCCTAAACCTAAGACAGTAACGATTAATATTATTATATTTAAAAGCCAACAAGGTGATTTAAAGGTAGCTTCATACATAGATAAAAAAGAAATGAAAAAGGATATTGAGGTTAATTCACTTTGGTGTGGTTGCTGGTATGGCTGTACTATTTTAAAAGCATTTACCCAAGAAGTCGAGATTGATTAGTCACTCAAGGGTTAACAACCCGAACTAACAGGTGGGATTCCTGTGTGAGTGGCACAAGAGGGGCTCGTAAAAATACCTATCAAACCCTGACGAGCAAAGGTACTAACCAGAGGTTCTTAAAGGTTTCGTCGGTTGGGGTTAGTACCACCAATTAACTTTACTTAGAAGAGGAAAGTATTGTGACTAAAGATAAATATGATATCGGGAAAAATTATGACATTGTAAGTTTTTTACTTGGGAAAAATCTAATCTTTAAAAATCACTTAGTACCAAGTGAATTAACATATTGTTGTGGTATGAGTGAATGGGGTAGATTTTTAGAGGAAAATTTAGCAGTACTTTATCATAAAGTTAATGAATCTTATAAATATTTCTGTGATTCAAGAGAACTAAAGTATAATAAGATATCTCAACAAACTATAAAGAGAATCTACTTTGATTATTTAAAAGATAAATTCAATTCTGATGTACCTTCTAAAGGGCATATCACTATTGCTACTCTGATAAATGATCAGCTTTGGATTGCACCGTGCTTACGAGAGTTGGGTTTTAGATTGGTTAGTTCTAGAACTGTTAACTCTAATTCAGGTAACAGATTATATGTGTATATGTATGATCCTTTAACCCCACGTAATAAGAAATCTAAGAAGAGGTTCTTTAGATGACCATAAAGTTTAAAGATAAAGATTTACAAAGAGGTTACGAACATTATTTACAAGCAAAAGAAAATACTCCTAATTGGAATCCTAGTGGTGATCTTACTAGTGTTGGTACTGGTGCAGATAATGTATTAGTAGGTTATATATCTACTACAGGATATTCAGATTATAGAACATATCCTTGTCATCATCCTATCACCGGGTTTGATCGCCCTAAGGTTCTGTGGAGTGCATTTGGTTATAGGACTAGTGAAGAAGTAGCTGCTTATTATCTGCACTGGCTTCTACATAAGTCCCCTTGGGTGCGTAATAACTCTTGGTTCAACAATGAATGCACCGAAGAGTTTATCTTTGATAATGCATTTATCTTTACTAATTTAGATCAGATACCCGGTAACTATCTACACAACTTTCTGATTGCTTCTCGATTAGCTGCAGAATGGCCGGACTTCATAAATGCATGGTTTCACAGTGTTACCGTAGAGAATATCAACCCAGACTTAGCTTTCTATTTCTTGGATGTATTCAAAGTTTGTAGTCAAGATATAAAAGATTCGCTCTGTTGGTTAGGCCCTAGAGGTAGATATTCAAGAATAACCTATGCAAATAAATATGATTGGCCTCTAGATGTAGGTACTTCTAACGAAGAATACTTTCATAACTTCCTCAGAGGCACACCAGTAAATCCTTCTAAGCTCTCTTATTTTGCTAATCAACATACTAAACCTATCAATACTCTATGGGGTCAAAGTAACACTATTGGAATCCACAGAAATGATTATCTGACCAAGCTATTAGATACGTATAAAGACTATACTGAAAGAGATTTAACGACCACACAATCTCAATTCGGTAAGGCGAAACAAGCTGAGGTTCAGATATTCACACCCGAAGCAGTTATCGCTATTATGAAAGAAGAACAGAAGAGGCTAATTAAAGATGGCATTATTCAGTAGAGCTAATATCTTTGTAGTGGGTAAACCTTACAATGGTATTACCTCAGAAGTGTTCCTGAGCACAGGTCGATACAAGCTTGCACCTAAGCTCAAGGATGCAGATATAGTCGTATGGACTGGTGGAGAAGATATCAATCCAAGACTATATGATGAGACACCCTTAAATAGCACCTATTTCTCTGACAGAGATATTTCAGATATAGAAGCTGTAAAGGATGCGGTAGCCCATTCTAAGTTTCTGGTAGGTATCTGCAGAGGTGCTCAACTTCTCAACGTAGTAGTCAACGGTGGTAAGCTCTGGCAAGATGTAGATAACCATGATGGCAGAAACCACAGAGCCTTTGATTGTGTTTCTGGTAGTTGGGTGGTCATAAACTCTGTTCACCATCAGATGATGCGCCCTACTTCAGAGGCTGAGTTATTGTGTTGGGCATATGAGTGTACTCGTAAAGAAGCTCAACACGATCTGTGGAACAGACCACACACCAGAGTAGGCGATCATATAGAAGAAGCAGACAGAGATGTAGAAGCTCTGTGGTATCCTAAGACGGATAGCTTACTAGTACAGTTTCATCCTGAGTTCGGTCATCCTCCCACAACCAAGTATTTCCATGAGCTAATGGATAAATACTATTGGAGTAAGTAACATGAGAGAAAAGAGAAAGCCCTATCAGTTTATTGGACACACTTCAAAAGGTAATCCAATTTCAAAAGGACCTGTATTGTATTTAACAGATAAAGAAGCTGATATCATTTCTCTCTATTCTTCTTATACTGTTGTATTAACTAGTTTAGATTCACCTAAACTTCTAAAGGAAAGTAAATAACTGATGTGTGGATTAAGCGGTGTTGCCGGTTCAGTATCCCTAAAGGAAGAGAAAGTAGTTAAGACACTACTCATCTTCAATCAACTAAGAGGTACGGATGCGACTGGAGTAGGTTCTGTTTCCCGTAGTAATCACGATGAAGATGGCAATCTTAAGATGCAGATTGCTAAAGAAACAGGACCATTCTATTTCTTAGAAGATACTAAGAGATATAATCAGGTTTTTGCTGGTGTCAATCTATGTTACATAGGTCATAATAGAAGCAAGACTGTTGGCGAGAACAACAGAAAAAATGCTCACCCATTTCTGTTCCCTAATATTATGGGTGCTCACAATGGTACATTAGATTTCCAAAATAAGAATAGATTAGAATCTGGTTCTAGTTTCTCTACTGACTCTGAAGCTATCTTTAACACTATTCAAGTCCGCGGTATCGAAGATACTATCTCTCGTATAGATGACACAGAAGCTTATGCTTTAACTTGGTTCGACAACAATACGAACACTTTAAATCTAATACGTAATGAGCATAGAACTTTAGTGTATTGTTATGTAAATGATGGCAAGACTATTGCTTGGTCTTCTGAATATGGAATGTTGGCTGCAGCTATTCACAGAGAAGGCCTTAAGCCTGTAGATGATAAGTTTATAGACTTACCTGTAGATACATTACACACTTGGGATATTCCTCTTAAGGCCGATGAGATCATTAAACCACCTACCAGAACTAAACTAGTAGGTAGAAAAACAACAGTCTATTATCATAGTAACTCTTATTGGACTAAAGGTGACAATAAAAAAAAGGAAGATACGAACTTTCAGAAAGCGAATATTGGGAAGGATATTACAGTATATGAGCCAGTAAATAAAGACACGGATGAAATGGAATATGGTGGATTATATGTAGGTTATATCCCAAAGAAAACTACTAATATTACTTCCAATGTGGATATTTTAAAGAGAGTCAGTGATAATCTTAGTAAGATAAATAATCACGTGCCTCAAAATAAGGCTCTTACTGCTTTTGATATTATACGTAAGAGAGCTTTAGAAGAAGCAGTCAAAGCTGGATTGTGTCTTCAAGAAGAACCTCCGTTATTTAAGATATATGAAAATGCTAATATCAAAGTATGGCGTGATTCTACTACTGGTAAGTGGAGTTATCTTGCTTACAACTCGATAGATAATAAGTGGGACTTATGGAAGGATGTAGCTATTCCTCCGGCTGACTTACCTTTTAAACCTTTAGATATAAATGCTAGACATCATTTCAAACATAAAGGTAAGAAGAATAAGAAGCGTGTTTACTATAAAGGCTATAATGGAAAGCTACTGGATAAACAATACTTTGAAGAGCTAATGTCTAGCGGTTGTATCCAGTGCGGAAGAACACCAGAATGGGGTAATGAAGTTAGATTCGTCACACCTCAGCATGAGTTCTTTTGTGAGTGGTGTGCATTAACCCCACAATTACCAGATCAAATAGAGAAGTTAGGAAAGAAAGCTGCATGACAAAAATAGACTCAGTAGTAGAAAAGTTAGCTGAATTTCTACACGATGAAATTCATTGTGATTACAATCAATTTATGTGGGATAAAGAAGTAGAGTGGTTTAAAGATTCTTACAGAGATGATGCAGAACTTATCTTAGAATTTCTTAGAACGATGGAGCAATGCGATGGTTAGTAAGATTCTTGTTGGTGCTGATCCTGAATTATTCCTCAAGCATAAGATCACAGGTAAGATGGTGAGTGCTCATACACTCTTACCGGGCACTAAACTAAAACCTTTTAAGGTGGCCAACGGGGCTATTCAAGTAGATGGTACCGCCGCTGAGTTTAATATTGATCCGGCTGGTGATTACCCACAATTTGTAGATAACATTACTAATGTTATTAATACACTGAAGAGTCTTGTACCTGACTATGAATTAGTTATGGAGCCTGTCTCTTCATTTGATCTAGATTATTTCAAGTCTCTACCCGTAGAAGTAAAAGAGCTAGGGTGTAATCCAGATTATAATGCTTGGACTGGACAAGTTAATGTAACTCCAGATGCAGACATGCCGTTTAGAACAGCTTCAGGTCATATTCACGTAGGTTGGAGAGATGATGCAAATACAGGATGTGAGTCTCATAGAGAGGATTGTCATTTAGTAGCTAAGCAATTAGACTATTACTTGGGTATATGGTCTTTATTCTGGGACCCTGATCCACGCAGACGTTCATTATATGGTAAAGCAGGGGCATTGCGATATAAATCTTATGGGTGCGAATACAGAACTCTCTCGAATAAGTGGCTGAAGAATAGGAAGCTACAAGCTTTTGTATTCAACAGAACTGCGTCTGCAGTTAATGATCTGTCTACTAAATCATACTCGATGGAAGATAAGTACGGTAATTTTGCCCAAAGAGTTATTGATGAAGGTATTGTAGATTGGTATAATACTACAGAAGGTAAAGAAATTTGTGGAGAATTCGGAGGGCGTCCAGAGGAGTTTGTTAAATGGATGCAACAAACAGCAGCATAGACAATAGGAATAAAAGATGTATACTACTAGAGCTGAAGCAGAACAAAAGATTAGTGGTACAACAATTCTCTACGATGGTGATCCTGTTTACATAAGCAATGTAGGTGGATCAGATGGTAAAGTAACTCTAGAGTTCTGCAAGATTCCTTTTGGTTCTAACAAGAGACAATGGGTAGATATCGATGACCCTCTATTAGATTTTAAATCTATTAGCTCTAAGCTAGGTTATGTGGATTATTATAGTTCTCGTGGAATTAGAGAAGCTTTGTTTGTGAGCAGAGCACCAGTCAGAACTACACGTCAAGGTGTTGATTCTAGGGTTGTTCGTATCTTCTCATTCTTTAATGATAGACATAGTTACTCTTGGGATCATATCTTAGAGCAGGAATCATTGAACTCTACCATAAAAAATAAATATACACCTGCTTCCACTGCTATTAAAGACTTACTCAATTCACCGGATGAAGTTAGAAGTGTGGCTATCAGCAGGAAATGTATGTTAGCATTTGATAAAGTTAACCCACCTAATCTTATCTATCGAAATGAGAGAGTAGGGTATACCGAAGATGGAAAGCTCTTGAAGCTCGCACCGCACAAGAAATTTTTAGCTGAAGAATTAACCGAAATGCAGGGGTTTAAAATTGCCTGATCCACTAAGTTATAATGTAAATCTCACAGAGATAGTACAAGCTAATATTCTTAATAGTGTTTTACCACCAATCCTTAATCCTATACCTCCTTCCACACCTTCTCAATGGGTTTATATAGGCGCCACTAGTGATGGTGGTTATGTAACCGGAATAAAATCATCTAAAAAGGAAAAGAAATATATGGAACTCTTCCATAATGCACCTTTAGCACAAATAGTGTCATTTAGAAATGGACTTAAAGAAGGATTAATAGGATTAGAAGTAGAGGTAGAAGGTAAGAATCTATTAGGAAGCACATTTAAATATTGGAGTTGTCACCAAGATGGTTCTCTAAGAGAAGTAGAAGGACACCCTGCAGTAGAGTATGTTTTGAGACAACCTCTTTCTATAGAAGAAACCAGAAAAGCTTTAGAGTTTCTGTATTATAAGCTTCAAGATAATAAGTCTGAAGTAATCATGTCTAATAGATGCTCTGTGCACGTACACTTTAATTGCCAGCAGTATACTATTAGACAACTCTATTGTTTTATTCTTCTCTATATGATCTTCGAAGAAGTTCTGATTGATTGGGCCTCACCCGAAAGAGCGGGTAATTTATTTTGTTTACGAGCTAAAGACTCTGAATATATCATTCGTATGTTAGAATTTGCACTAGAACATAAAACTCTCTCTGATTGGAAAGAGGATATGCGTTATAGTGCCTGCAATATTAGTGCCATCCCCAAGTTTGGTTCTCTAGAGTTCAGAGCCTTGAAGGGTACTATTGATCCTGAGTTGATTATGCTATGGGTAAACCTACTAAATAATATTCGAGTAAAGGCAGAAGGTTATAAAAACCCTATCGATATCGTAGAAGAGTTCAGTGAGTTAGGTCCATTGCTTTTCTTCTCTAAGATATTTGATGACCATCAACTAAATGTCTTACTCAGTCCTATTCCTTCTCTGTCAAATAAACTATGGGATGGATTGAGAATGATGAGAGATGTCGCTTATAAAATTGATTGGTCTGATACAGCACCAAAAAAAAAGAGAGTAGTCCGCAAAAGGAAGAAACCAATAGTACAAGTAGTGTAGAAGAACTTGGTTTAAGTGACTTGCAAAGTCATTATTGGGATGGATATTCTACACCACAATCTGAATACTTTGAATCGGAAGAGGGTGATCTTATTTGGATGCAAGGACGTCCTTGTGTTGTTCAATCGGTGATTAATGAGTCTGCAAACAATTCCGTTATAACATTAACTCACGGACCAACTCAAATAACATTTGATTGTTCATTACCCCCAAACTGCAGACTTTACTATATTTGGTATGATCAACCACTAGCAATCCCCCACATAAAAGTTATTAGAGTTAAATCTATCTAAAAGGAACCTAAATGAATAATGTATTTCTATACTCCTACAACAGTAAGAGTCAGTCTGCTAAAGCCTTATCCGAAGCCTTAGGTATCAAGAGAATTAAAAGAGAGAACTCAAAATTCAATCCACAAGATAAGTATATTATTAACTGGGGTTGTTCAGAGGTTCCTTCTGAATTCTCTGCTGCTAAGTGGATTGTCAATCAACCGGAACTAGTGGGGACTTGTACGAATAAGATTAAATTCTTTAAGCATCAGTCATCTTTTGATGATAGTGCATGTAGATTAGTTCCTTGGACAACTGAAAAAGACTTAGCTTTAGTTTGGTTTAACCAAGGAGATACTTTAGTATGTAGAACTAAGTTGACAGGCCACTCTGGAGATGGTATAATACTCGTTAATAACGTAGATAATTCTCTAGATGATATACCAGACGCACCTTTATATACTAAATATGTCCCTAAAGACAGTGAGTGGAGAGTCCACATAAGTTCTTCTCTAAGCATTATGGACGTTCAACGTAAGATTAGAGACCCTCAGCAGACACCGACTGAGTGGCGTATAAGAGCCCACAAGAATGGATTTATCTATGTACGTAATTCTGGTGAACCTCCACAAGATGTTCTAGATCAAGCTAATAAAGCTTTTCTTAATAGCGGATTAGACTTTGGTGCTGTAGATGTTATCTACAATAAAAACAGGGAAAAAGCTTATGTTCTAGAGATCAATACTGCCCCCGGACTACAAGGTCAAACCTTAGAAAAGTACGTTGAAGCACTGTCTCAGGAGTTTGTAGATGTATAGATTTTACCCTTATCAACGAGAAGAAACAGTATTTATGGACCCATTCGAATCGGAGGAAACATATATGTCTCTAAATGACTGGGAAGAAATGAATTATGAGGAGGGTCTGTTAAGTGAAAGAAGAGAAGAATTGGCCGCCTAATATAAAGGCTATAGATAAAGCTTTTCAAGTAAAAGATAAACCTAATGTGCTTTATGCTTATGGTACAACCATCTATAATCCTAGTGGTGTAGATATCCCCGAACACTTAGTAGTACATGAGCTAATCCACGGAGAGAGACAATTAAAGTTACCATCCATAGATGATTGGTGGGACCGATACATAAATGAACCACAATTTAGATTACAAGAAGAAGTGATAGCTCACAAAGGGGAATGGGCTACTTTTGTTAAGAATTATACAGATAGAAATATTAGAGCCAGACACTTTCATTTTATGTGTCAGAGATTGAGTGGGCCTATATATGGTAATATGTGTATGTACACAGAAGCCAGAAAGAGAATATTAGGATTATGAGATGCTATGCTTGTGATATAAATCTTGCTGAAGCAACACCAGTAGATCAACATACAGGACGTTGGTATTGTGCGGAGTGTTTTGAACCTACACTAGAAGTTCAATTAGCAGCAATGTCTAAAGAAATAGAATGGAGTCGAATAACAGATATTAGTATGAGTGTTCACGATCCTTTATTAGATATAGTAGAAGAGAATTATATACCGTTAGAGTCTTTACTCATAGAAGAAGAACTAGAAGAAGAATCTTGATCAGAGGTTATTATGTTTTATAAGAAAGAATGGTGGGCTCAATACTGTTTAGATATCCTTCCTACTGGTAGCCGTGTTATCTGTGATCCACCTCCTATGGATACAGATGAAGATTATTTATGCTTAGTAGATACAGGAGTTGTTAATAAATTTATAGAAGATTTAACAGATCATGGGTTTATAATAGGAGGTTCATTAAGCTCAAAAGTTATACGATATAAAGCTGTATGGAATGGGACTGGTGTAGAATATACAAAAATAAAAGTCGAAAACGCAAATTTGAATTTGAAAGAATTTCCTTCAGAAGAAGATGTAAAAGAGAATAGAGGTTTATTTCTCTCTTTTAAGAAAGATTCATTAAATCTAATACTAACTTGTTCACCAGAGTATTTCGATAACTTTTTAAAGGCAACGGTATTAGCTAAGAGTATGAACCTTCTAGAGAAGAAAGATAGAGTAATGTTATTTGAGGCGATCACAAGGAATGTATGGCCATGACAATTGAATTCAAACCTTTCCCTAAAATTGGAAGACTGAGTAAAGTTAATGGTTGTGTTATCACAGAAAAACTAGATGGGACTAATGCATCGATCTATATAGGAGAGAATGGAGATTTTCTTGTAGGCTCTAGAAATAGATGGATAACACCTGAACGAGATAATTATGGATTTGCTAAATGGGCTTATGAAAATGAAGAAGAATTAAGAGGGTTAGGACCGGGACACCATTTTGGTGAGTGGTGGGGTTATGGTATTCAGAGAGGTTATAATCTTAAAGAGAAGAGATTCTCTCTTTTTAACACAGGTAGATGGACTAATCCTAATTCTAATAAGCCTGATTGCTGCGATGTGGTGCCTGTCTTAGGGTTCTGTGAGTTTTTCAGAGATGAGATAGATAAATTTATGCTCGAATTAAGATTGGGTGGATCAAAGGCTTCTCCCGGATTTATGGACCCAGAAGGTATTTGTATATATCACACATACACAGATAGTATCTTTAAGAGAACTTTTGAAGGTGATAAATCCAAATTTGAATTAGCTAATGTATAAATGCCTATTTATAAACTATCGTGTGAGTTTTGTGGAAGTTCAGACGCTGTAACAGATTATGGAGAATACACTCATTGTTATTCGTGCAATAAGCACATCTACAAGAATAGAGATACTAAGAAATTGATAGAGCAAAAAGAAGATTTTGATTTAAAGCCTGTCTCTGCAATAACTCCTGTGAACAAAGATAAGTGCAGGGTTATCTCAGAGAGAAATATATCTAAGCAGACCGCAGAGTTCTATGGAGTTTGGGTTAACGACAACAATGAGTTTGTGTTTCCTTATTACTCTAGAGATGGTAAGACCCATATAGCTAACCAATTCAAGGTAGAAGCTACTAAGGGTTTTATGATCCAAGGGGATATCAATAAGAGTTGTCTTTTCGGACAACAGTTATTTCCTGCAGGCTCTGCGAAGCAGATCACCATTCTAGAGGGTGCATTTGATGCTCTAGCTGCTTACGAAATGACGGGTAAAGAATATCCGTGTGTGGCTATTAAGTCTGTGAGTTCAGCTCTCAAAGAGATTCAAGATAACTTCCAATACTTAAACTCTTTCGAGACTATCGTTATCTGTTTTGATAATGATAAAGAACACTTCAGACCGGATGGCTCTTCTTATTTCCCCGGACAAGAGGCAGCACAAAAGGTAGCCGCTAGATTTGAGTTAGGTAAAGTTAGAGTCCTAACTCTTCGTAAAGCCAAAGATGCTAACGATTACCTGATGAAGGGTTGGGATAAGGAGTTTGTCAAGGAATGGTGGAAAGCCCCTGTATGGTCCCCGCTAGGGCTTAAATTAGCCAAAGATATGTGGGATGAGGTTATCCGTAAAGATGATAATACTACTTCTGTTCCTTATCCTTGGGATGGTCTTAATAGACTCACCTACGGAATCAGACTATCTGAATTTGTAACTATTACAGCTTTCCCCGGAGTAGGTAAGACTTCTACGGTCAGGGAGATAGTTTTTAATATTCTTCAAACTATACTAGCTAATAAGGATGATAGTAGGGGTATTGGTTTAATGATGCTAGAAGACTCTAATAAAGAGACTCTTCTAGGCCTAATGTCATTAGCAGCTAATAAACCTTTACACTTACCTGATGTAAGAGATAAGGTGCCTGATGACGAGCTTCGTAAATATTTTGATGCTGTCTACGGTAATGAGAAGATAGTTATCTGGGATCACTTCGGTTCTAATGATATTACTAAGGTCTTAGACTTTGTAAGGTACATGCATAATCTAGGGTGTAAGTACATCGTATTAGATCATCTATCTATTATTGTATCAGATCAGAGTGGTGATGAAAGAAAGCAGCTAGATGAGATCAGCACAAAGCTAAAGACTCTGTGTATGGAACTTAACATAGCCGTAATAGCTGTAGTGCATCAGAACCGTAAGGGTGAAATCCGTGGTACTATGGGTATCGAACAACTCTCTAATATAGTTATTAAGCTATACAGAGATTTGAAGTCTGATGATGATGAAGTAAGAAACCTAACTAAAGTAACCGTAGAGAAGAATAGATTCTCTGGTAAGACAGGACCTGCTTGTTTGCTGAAGTATGATGCTGAGATCGGAAGGTTAATGGAGTTACCACAAGAGAGTTTACAAGAGTACCTGAACAATGATAAGTCTAAGAAGATATCGATAGATGAGGATTGGGATTGAACATCAAAGGAATATATTTAGGTGGACCTTCTAATGAATTAGAAGAGCTTAGAGAATCTCTTTTAAAGTATTTAGCTGTTCAAAGACAATTTCCTAAATGGCATTCTGTGCACACTACTATTCAGTTTGATATTAATCTTGCGTGGAAATATTTGGAGGAATATAAATTATGGTGTTAATAATATGACTAAACAAGTGAATTACACTACCTTTCTAGTCCATCTCAATAGATGGAACTGGCCTTCTATAGAACACAGACTCAAAGAAATTGCATATCACTGTGGACCTTTTACTTATAAGGTTCATTATGTAAACCTTCCCACAGGTCTTAAAGAGACTGAACTTGATAAAGAGTATATCAACAGGTACTGGGATATTTTATGAGTGGTAAGACATGGGTTGTTGCCGATCTCCATTTAGAGCACCCTAATATAGTTAATTTTCATAGGCAAGATGGTTCTAAACTACGTCCTTGGGATTCCTATGAAGAACATGACCAAGCTTTAATCCAATATTGGAATGAATTAGTAGCCCCTCAAGATAGAGTTTATTTATTAGGGGATATTGTAATAAGAAGAAAAGGCTTATATAAATTAGGACAATTACAAGGTCGTAAGGTTTTAGTGAAAGGCAATCACGATATTTTTAAATTAGAAGACTATTTACCTTATTTTGATGATATAAGAGCTTATGTAGTTGGTAAGATGAGAGATGGCGAAAAGAGATATGTTCTCTCTCATGTTCCTGTTCATCCTAATTCTTTAATTAGATTTGGTATAAATATTCACGGTCATCTACATTCTGGTTTTGTGGTAGATGATAAGGGTCTAGAAGACAAAAGATACAAATGCGTTAGTTTAGAACATACCAATTGGAGGCCTATAGAATTATCAGGATTAATATAGTTTGTACTTAAAGCAACTCGATAATAATAATTGCTACTTTCTAGATATAGAAACCGATGGGTTGAATCCTACTCGGATTCATTGCTGCATCATCAAGAACAGAGGCACACAACAGATATGGAGATTCATCAATGATGGGTCTGCTAATATCTACCATGAATTAAGAAAGTTTTTTAATGAGAGAAATTTATCTGTCTCTCAGTTTGTTGCTCATAACGGTGTGTCTTTCGATTTTCCTGTATTGTCTAAGTTTACTGGCTTTACTATTCCATTAGACAATCAGATCGATACTTTAGTTCTGAGTTATCTTTACAATCCTAACCTAGAGATTCCAGAGGGATTGAAGGTAGAGAATGCTAAAAGAAGTAAGACAGACAGGAAAGGTGCTCATTCACTAGAGGCATACGGATATAGATTAAATCACAGAAAAGTAGAACACGAAGACTGGTCTCAATACAGTGAGGCTATGTTAATTAGATGTGAACAAGACGTAGAGTTGTTAGAGAAAGTTTATGAGGCTCTTAGTTCACGTATGTATAAAATAGGTTTTTCAGAAAAAAGTTGTGAGATTGAGCACCGCATCAGAGAGATTATCGATAGACAGACAGCTAGAGGCTTTTGGTTTAACAGGGTCGGAGCTGAGAACTTACGTGACTACCTGCGGGGAAAGGAGTCCGATCTTTCCATCCCGATACAAAAGCTTTTTCCGCCAGAACTCAAAGAGGTGGGGAGATATACTAGACGAAAACGTAAGGATGGAAGCGACTATTCGTCATATATTCGCCACTTTGAAACCTATCCAGTAATCCAAGATAACGATGACGATACTTATAGTTGCTTGGACTATGTGGATTTTAATATTGGTTCTCCAGTCCAACGAGTCGAGAGACTCCTCAAGCTAGGGTTTGAGCCTACCTCCTTTACTGAGAAAGGTAATCCTAAGGTAGATGAAGAAGCCCTCTTAGCCTTTGCTAAACTATCTGGGAAACCAGAGGTAGGGGCTATAGCAGAATGGCTCGTCTGTAATGGCCGAGCTAATATGATAGAGACTTGGTTAGAGAATCTAAAACCAGATAGCCGTATCCACGGTAGGGTTCTCACCTGCGGGGCTAGCACCCGCCGTATGACTCACAGCAGCCCCAACACGGCCAATATTCCTCACCCTACTAAGGCAGCCTACGGAGCAGAATGCCGCTCTCTGTGGTCCGTAGAGCCTCAGAAGGGCCTTAAATTGGTGGGGGCAGATGCTAGTGGGTTAGAGACCGTAGGGCTTTTACACTATTTAAATAATAAGAAGGCGGAGGCTATCCTAAATCAGCCTAAACCTAATGATATCCACTCTATGAACTCTAGAGAATTAACTAGACTATTTAATAGAGAAATAGACAGAGAATGGGGGGCTAAGACTAGCTGGTATGCTTGGCTATATGGAGCTTACCCACCTAAGCTAGGTAGTATTATTAGAGGTACACCCGAAGAAGGTGAGTTAGTTATTAAGACTTTCTTCAAGAACGTACCCGGATTAGGGGCTCTGATCGAGGATGTTCAGTCGGAGTTTAAACTCAACAAAGGGTTGTTAAGAACTATAGATGGTGGATACGTCAGATGTAACTCTATGAATGCTGCTCTGAACTACAGAATACAGAGTTTAGGTGGTATAGTTATGAAGTTAGCTGCTATCATCTTAGACAGAAAGAGAGACTTTGAATGGTGGTTTGTGGGTAATATCCACGATGAATGGCAGATGGAGACCGAAGAAAAGAATGCTCAACGACTAGGAGAATTAGCTGTAGAAAGTATGACACAAGCTGCAGAAGAATTAAAGTTTAGGGTGCCTCTGACGGGTGCATCTAAGGTAGGAGATACTTGGTGTGACACACATTAGGTCTATGAATTGGCTTCCCTCTATAGGGTATACTTTACCGGGCGCCAATAACAGTGATATTATAACAGATGAAATAGAGAATGTCAATGGCTAAATACAGAATCATTAAACCAGCAGGATTTACTTTTTTACATAAATTACAAAAATGGCATTTTTTATTTGGATGGGTAACAATATTTAGTGGTCCTTTATGGGGTTGTGAAACTGAATTAAGGGATAAGAGAGATTCGAAGGAATCAAAAATAGAGGAAGATGTAATAATTCGTGAAGAAGAATTCTAATGTCTAATATGAAACGACTAGAAAGGTAGTGTGGTTCAATGAAAATTCAATTAGTTAGTGATCTTCACTTAGAATTTCCTTCCTGCCAATTTCAACTAAATAATGATGCTGATGCAGATGTGCTTATTCTAGGAGGTGATATAACGACTATTAATGCCTTAAAAAACTCTGATTACAGTCTAGACTTCTTTGAGAATGTTTGTGAGAAGTATCCTAGAGTGATTTATTTAATGGGTAATCACGAGCATTATCATTCAGTTTTTCAAGAAACCTTTGATATCTTCAAAGATTCTTTTTTTCATCTTAGAAACTTATCTATTTTAGAAAAACAGTTTATTATAATAGATGATATAGTCTTTTTTGGAGCTACTCTATGGACAGATTGTAATAATAAGGATGAGCGAACTAAAAGAGAATTAGCTAAAGGATTAAATGATTATAGATTAATTAAATACTTAGTGGAAGAAAAGAATCAGATTAATCATTTATTACCTACTAATACTATTAATGAATATTATCAAACTGTAAATTCTCTACAAGATGTATGTAAAACATATCATGATAAAAAGGTAGTTGTATGTACTCACCATGCACCTTCTAAAGTTTCCACACATCCTAGATATTTACATGATAAATATATGAATGGAGGATATTCTTCGAGTTTGGAATGGATGATGGATGATCACCCTAATATAGTATTATGGACTCACGGTCATGTCCATGATAGTTTTGACTATAAGTTAGGAACTACTAGAATAGTTTGCAATCCAAGAGGATACGAAAATTATCATCACGATATAGAAAATATTAACTTTAATGACAACCTAATCATAGAGATTTAAATAGTAAAATGAAGACGTTAACAACTGAACAACAGAACCAATTAAGAGACTTATTAAAAAGTATATTTGATGGGTCCGAGCCTGTAGATACATTACAAACTTGGATAGAAGAACTTAAGCCTAAGAGAATCAGACGAAAGAAAGAACTTGACACCATTGCTCAAGTTTGATACAATATAAGAGTTACGAAAGGAACATAAACTGTTAAACAAAATTAGAAATATAGTAGCACCAACAGTAGATTCTGTTATTTCAGAGTTTACTAGTATGGTTTCCAAATTAGATAATCTAGCGGATTGGCATAATCAACAATCAGATTACCATATGTCAGAAGCTAGAAGAATTTCATTACTTGCAGATCAGCATAGTGAAGAGTCAAGTAGGGCTCGTAAGATCGTAAGTAATCTAAATAAGTTATTAGAGGTATAAATATAAATGATTATTAAAGGTAAAGCTTTCTATCCACGCATTCTGGGTAAGCCCCACGAGGATAGCTTTGGGGGTCCTCCGCTTTGGAGTTTCGATCTATCTATCGATGAAGGTACTCAGAAGAAGCTATTAACTTCGGGTATGAAGCCTACTTATTTGCGTAATAAGAATGATGAACGAGGTGTATTCCTAACCTTCAAGCGTAAATCTGTTAAGGCTGATGGTGAATCTGCCAAGCCATTTAAGGTGGTGGATAATCAGAAGAATCCTTGGCCAGAGGACAAACTGATCGGTAATGGTTCGCTTCTCAATGTAATGGTGGTTCTGAGTGAGCGTGAGTATCGTAAAGAGAAGTTCATCAAGCCTAGCGCCATTAAGGTCCAAGTCTGGGAACACGTACCCTATACAAGCAACGCAGACTTCGAGGCTAAGAAGCCCGATGAACTAAATGATGATGATGCCACTTCTGAGGTGAAGTGGTAATATGTCTACCAAATACGTAAAGCCTTTAACGATAGCTGAAATAAGAGTGGCGGTTGAGGCCACTACGTGGGCTGCTCCTTTCAGTAAGTTAAAGGCTTTACGTACCCTTTTAGCTGAATATGATAAACTCTGGGAATTAAGAAAACAAAGAGCGAGTAATATTACTATAGTGAATTATAAACTTGAAACAGATTGAAACATTAGAAGAAGATATTGCATCTCTTTTTAAAGGACATTCATTAGATGATGTTCTTACAGCTAATCTGGGTTCTGAATTAACTAACCTCTTCACTAAAAGATTTAAGGAATACGGAGAAGAGAAGAAGCCTTATCTCAGACTATCTAATATAGGTTGGCCTCTTCGCAAACTTTGGTATTATCTTAATGGAACTAAAGGTGAAGAGTTACCCGTAGATGCCAAGGTAAAGTTTCTGTATGGCGATCTGCTAGAGAGTTTATTTATTTTTCTAGCTACTCAAGCAGGGCACACCGTAGAAGGCCTACAGAAAGAAGTTGAGTTCGAAGGAATTAAAGGACGAACTGACTGTATCATCGATGGAGTGTTAGTAGACGTTAAGAGTTGTTCTACATTCTCTTACAATAAGTTTGTAGACAGTTCTCTCTACGAGAACGATCCTTTTGGCTATGTCTTTCAATTAAAGGCCTATAAGGAAGCTCTAGGGGCACAGAGGGCTGGTTGGTTAATTATCGATAAAGTCCTCGGTCATTTTAAGTTCGTAGAGTTTAAAGAACCTAACTTACCTCAAACTTTTAATAGCATCGTTCAGAAAGTTAAGTCTGAAGTAGTTACTGAAACAGAGCCTTCTAGATGTTATGAAGATAAGCTTCCTTCTAAGAAGGATAAGAGTGGTAATAGAGTATTAAGTACAGGGTGTTCTTATTGTCAGTATAAATTCCATTGTTGGAGAGATGCTAATAATGGACAAGGATTACTAACCAGAATATATAGTACAGGCCCTAAATACTTTACACTATTAGTTAAAGAGCCTAGATTAAAGTACGAAGAATTTCAAACAAAAGAAGAAAGTGAATAACACATATGAATGATAATAACGATAATAATGATACATCCAATACAGTAGTTCCATTTCAGAAGCCTGAACCTAGATTAAATGCGGGTGCTCCTAATACTCCAGCGCCTTTGCCTAGAGTGCCTACGGTTAGAAAGTATATCATTGATCTAGAAGAGGGCTCTATAGAGATGGAAGGCCTTATCGGTCTCACTGGTTCATTCCTAGCAGTGGGTGATAGTGATGGTAATATCAAGTTTGCTGCTGCCGAAGGCCAATGGAAGTACGTAAAAGATATTACAAATGAAGAAGTCGAAGAAGAAACCGAGAGTTAAAACTCGGAATAGCTTAGAACAAGCTAACTTCGATCTCCTATATGAGTTAGGAGTAGACTTTGAGTATGAACCTTACTCTATTCCTTACTCTATTCAAGCTGAGTACAATCCAGACTTTGTGATCAAAGAGAAGATTATAGTAGAGACTAAGGGTTACTTTAGAGTAGAAGATAAACGAAAGATGAAGTCTCTGAAGAAGAGTAACCCTCATCTCGATGTAAGAATGGTGTTCAGCGAACCTAAGACCCCTAGTGCTCATAAAGAGTTGGAAAGAAACATTCGGTGGTGTAAGAGGAATGATTTTCCTTACGCTGTTGGGCTTATACCGATAGAGTGGATTAATGAATCCTAAAGATTATAAACTAGTACAAGTTACTTGGAATGATGCTGGGTCTCACGACTCTTGGGTGTCACTAAAAGATATAGTAGAAGATAAATCTATGGAATGTATCTCTGTGGGTTGGTTGGTTTCTGATAGACCCGATAGACTTGTGTTAGTTGCATCTATGGATTTACAAACCGATCAAGAATTAGTCTCAGGTCATGTAACAATTCCTAAAGCAGTAATAACTGACATTAGAGAACTCTCTATTAAAAGAGTTAAACAAAAGAAACAAGAATCACTTGACCCTTAATATTAAATTAATAGATATTGAAACATCTCCTATAGTTGCTTATACTTGGGAGACTTATGATACTAATGTACTTAAAGTATTAGAGCCTTCTAAGATCATCAGTTGCTCGTGGAAGACATTAGGTGTAGAAGATTTAACTACTAAATGCATAGCTGACTATAAGTCTTATAAAGCTAACGTAGTTAATGATGAAGCTTTAGTTAAAGAAGTATGGAATGTTTTAGATGAAGCAGATATAGTTATAGCTCATCACGGAGATGCATTCGATCTAAAGAAACTCAATGCTAGATTTGTCTATTATGGTCTTAATGCACCCACACCTTATCAAAGCATAGATACTTATAAAGCTGCTTCTAAATACTTTAAGTTTGATTCTAAGTCTCTAAACTCTTTAGGTGCCTACCTCAATGTGGGTCAGAAAATCAGTAATGGTGGATTCGATCTATGGGTGAGATGCATAGCTGGTGACAAGGAAGCTTGGAAAGCTATGAAAGACTACAATGCTCAAGATGTAATCCTCTTAGAGAATGTTTATTATAAGTTAAGACCTTTCATCTCTAACCATCCAGACTTAAACTCATTCGCTGATAATCAAGATATGGCTTGCGGTAGCTGTAGGTCTACTAATCTGATTAAGAGAGGTTTCTCTCCGACTAAGACTGGTTCCCGTCAGAGGTATCAATGTACTGACTGTGGTTCTTGGACTGTAGGCTCTTGGAAGAAGTACCCGAAGGCAGAAGCCACATGAGTTTAGATCGAGAGAAAGTTGATGAGTACCTCTCTAGAGTATCCGATAAATATACTATTCTAGAGTTAATAGATATCTTAGAACAAGCAGGTCTCATCGATATTAATATTATTATAAGTCTCTTAGAAGAAGAGATTATAGAAGCACAAGATTGGTTAGAAGTTTGATCTATCTAGATATGGATGGAGTGTTAGCTAACTTCGATCAAGAATTGGTGGATAGAGGAATAATTAATGATAACTCCTTTCTGCATCTTTCTAAGAGCGATTGGACCGAAGAAAACAAGAAGCTAGATGCACAGGTAAAAGCTTGTATGTCAGAGGAAGGCTTCTGGCTCAACCTTAAACCTATGACTGATGCTCTTAAACTATGGAACTACTGTAAACAATTTGATCCGGCAATCCTTACAGCTTTACCTTCTCACATGGATGGAAGTGTAGACTGGATTGCTAATGAAAAGTGGATTTGGTTTACAGATAACTTTGGTCCTCTTAACCCAGAGCGTTTCATAACTTGCTTTAGACCTGAGAAGAAGAATTATTCTGGAAAGAATAAGATATTAGTAGACGATCTACACGCAAACTGCGAAGAATGGAAACAAATGGGGGGTATTGGGATATTGCATACATCAGCTAAAGATAGTATTAAGGAATTACAAAAGTATGTCTGAATTTAAAGAAACTAATCCTAAAGATGCTCTAGGTATTAATAAAACACCCTTCAGTACTATATCTGCCCCTGTGATCGCTGAGATCGGTGTAGCTATGCTAGAGGGCGCTCTTAAGTATGGAAGACATAACTACAGAGATGTTGGTGTTAGAGCTTCTGTGTATTATGATGCCGCACTCAGACACCTAACTAAATGGTGGGAAGGCGAGAATATTGATCCTGATAGTGGTCTTTCTCATATTACTAAAGCCCTAGCTACTCTAGTTGTGCTCAGGGATTCTCAGTTATACAAGAATATGAATGATGATAGACCACCTAAGTATCCTGATGGTTGGATGTATGAATTAGATAACAGAGTCAAAGATTTACATAAAAAGTATGGCAGAAATGTAAAACAGAGTTTTCCTTTTGAATATATCAAAGTATATGGAGGTAAACCACAGGTAGATCAACAATGGAATCTATTAGATAATGAGTGAAAAACAACTAGAACTATTTAACAATATTAAGATGTACGAAGATTATGATAGATTTGTAGAAGATGTTTGGCTAGGTTCACCAGAGATGGATGAAACTAAAGCTGAACTTAACTTTATAGGATTAGCTATTTGTGAGGAAGCCGGGGAAGTAGCTGGTAAGCTTAAGAAGCTTTCTCGTGGTGATGGTAATATAACCGTAGAGCAGATAGTAAATGAACTGGGAGACGTACTCTATTATGTCACTAAGCTTGCTCACGAACTTAATGTGGGTCTTGCAGAACTGACTATGATTAACACTAAGAAGCTTCAGAAGAGAGTTGAGAAAGGCACTATGAAGGGCTCAGGAGATGATCGGTAGAAAATGAGAATAAGAGAACATAAATTCTATAAAGACGGAAGAGGTGTTATAGTTGGGCCTATGCAAGAGTATTCCTTAGAAAAGGATATGGATGATCATTTATATGATTTGAAAACTTCATGGTCTTATCATGTAAGAGATGGATCATGTTGTACTAAAATAGGTACTAAATTTAATTTGGTAGAAGAAATTTGACATGAGTGTTAAGTTAGTCGGTCTCACACATCCTGTAATCCCTGAAGTATCTACACCAGAAGAGTTTATCAGTTATTGTGCTAGAGTAAGCAACCCTAATAATCAACTCAATCACATGACTGCATCTAAGCTTTTAAAATGGCTAATAGATCACAAGCATTGGAGTCCATTTGAAATAGTCTCTTTAACTATGGAAATACAAACTACCCGAGATATCGGCAGACAGATACTTAGACACAGATCATTCTCTTTCCAAGAGTTCTCCCAGAGATATTCAGATGAAATACAATTTACTAATAGAGAGTGCAGACTACAGGATTCTAAAAATAGACAGAATTCTATAGATAATGCAGATGATGAATTAAATAGTTGGTTTCTATCTGCTCAAAGCGATATTAAAAATTGGGCCTCTCATTATTATGAAGAAGCCATCAACAGAGGTATAGCTAAAGAGCAGGCTCGTTGTCTTCTATCAGAAGGTCTGACACTATCTAATATGTATATGGCTGGTACTCTGCGTAGCTGGATACATTATTGTCAACTTCGTAGGGATAACGGAACTCAGAAAGAGCACAAGCTTATAGCAGAACAATGTTGGAATATAATACTACAGCAATTCCCCAGCTTAAAAGGATTGATCACAATTGACTAATACTGGACCTTCTCTACCTATCTCTAAAGAAATTCATGCTACTAAATACAGACTTCAAGGTGAAAGCTTTGAAGCTTGTTGTGCCAGATTAGCTAGTGCCCTGAGTGATAATGATGAACACAGACATGCTCTAGTAGATATCTTCTCTAGTATGAGGTTCATGCCTGCTGGTAGAGTGCAGGCTGCAGTAGGATCACCACTTAAGGTAACACCGTGGAATTGCTTTGTCTCGGGAGCTATAGCAGATGACTTTAATGATATTATGGAAAAAGCTCAAGAAGCTGGCCAGACAATGCGTTTGGGTGGTGGTATCGGGTACGATTTTAGTACTCTTCGGCCTCGCGGCTCTCTTATTAAGTCTCTTAACAGCTATTCTAGTGGTCCCGTTAGCTTCATGGATATTTATGATGCTCTTTGTGGAACAATTGCCAGTGCCGGGCATAGACGTGGCGCGCAGATGGGAGTTTTACGAGTAGACCACCCGGACATTGAAGAGTTCGTACACGCAAAGCAGAATGAGCACAAGCTAACCAGATTCAATATTTCTGTTGCTGCTACAGATGCTTTTATGAAGGCAGTTAAACACGGTACAGATTTTAATCTTAAGTTCAGAGGTAAGGTTTATAAGACAGTAGATGCCCGTTCCCTCTGGAATTCCATTATGAGAAATACATGGGATTACGCTGAACCGGGTATTCTTTATATCGATAGAATCAACTACTGGAATAATCTCTGGTATTGTGAGCAACTCACTGCAACAAACCCATGTGTTATTGGTAGTACAGAAATTCTAACCAAAGAACATGGCTATAGAGAGATTGAGAGCTTAGTTGGAGAAGTTGTGAATGTATGGAATGGCTTTGAGTGGTCTAAAGTTATTCCCAGAGTGACAGGACTCGATCAAGATATCTTAGATATAACAACATCTAATGGTCGTAAGCTTACTTGTACTAAATACCACAAATTTATTCTTAGTGATGGCTCTAGAAAAGAAGCACACGAATTACAAATCGGTGATAAGCTATTAAAACATGAATGGCCTAGGATAGGTGACATGAAGGAGGGGCCTATGATAGACTTTTTATCTGGGCCATATACACAAGGTTTCTTTTCTGGAGATGGTTGGGAAGATTCTCGTGGCAGACAATATATAGGATTATATGATAAAAAGCGCGAATTAGAGTCTTTCTTAGAAACACCATTAACTCGTAATGAGTATGATAGTAAAAATGAAAATAAGAAAGTCTATTTATATTATGGTAAGTCTGGAAAATTAAGACCTAAATTATTTGTACCTGATACTAGGTTTACTCTAAAATATAGGTTACATTGGTTAGCTGGACTTGCTGACAGTGATGGCTATTTAACTGAAGATGGTTGTTTACAAATTTCTTCGAAGAATAAAGAATTTCTTGTCAATGTAGCTTTAATGTTAAACACGTTAAGTGTTACTGGTTCTATTAGTGAAATGAGAGATTGCTGGAGACTATCTATTTCAGCTAATCATGCTTATAATCTCGGATTACCTACTAAAAGATTATCTGGATACAGGAAACCTGATAGAGACGCTTCTAGATTTATTACGATAACTTCTATCGAAGAAGCTGGTAAAGCTGATAAAGTTTATTGTTTTAATGAACCTCTTCGCAACTCAGCCATATTTAATGGTATATTAACAGGGCAATGTGCCGAACAGCCGTTGCCCCCATACGGTGCTTGCCTTCTAGGTTCCTTTAATCTAGTTAAATACATTAAGGATCGTGAGTTTGACTTTATAACATTCTCACAAGATATCCAGCATGTAGTTAGAGCGATGGATAATATCATCGATATCGGTATTTATCCACTACCTCAACAAGAGCAAGAAGGCAAAGCTAAGAGACGTATGGGCTTAGGTGTCACAGGCTTCGCCAATACCCTAGAGTATCTTGGTTATGAATATGGCAGCCCAGATTTTCTTGAGTTTAGTAAGATTATCTTAAAGATACTCAGAGACTTCTGTTATAGTTCTTCTGTAGAGCTAGCCAAGGAAAAGGGAGCCTTTCCTGTTTACGATAAGAGGTATTTAGACAGCAAGTTTATTCAAACACTTCCGAAAGAAATCATAGAGAATATAGCTAAATATGGAATCCGTAATTCGCATCTTACTTCAATTGCCCCGACAGGCACTATCTCATTGGCAGCAGACAATATCTCGTCTGGTATCGAGCCTGTTTACACCTATTCATACACCAGAACAATACAGACTATGGATGGAGTCAAATACGAAGATGTAGAAGATTATGGCTACAGAACATGGGGTATTACGGGCAAGACAGCTAATCAGCTATCACCTGAAGAGCACGTTAATGTTCTGACGACCACTCAGAAATATGTAGATTCTAGCGTATCTAAGACCTGCAATGTAGGATCAGATGTTAACTTTGAGAGGTTCCAGAACATCTATATGATGGCTTACGATAATGGAGCTAAGGGTTGCACGACCTTTAGAGCAGCAGGTATGCGTAAAGGTATTCTACAAGAAAAGCCTTCTAAAGAGTATATAGATGATGAAGATGAAATGCAGGTGTGTGTGATCGATCCTGTGACCGGACAACCTACATGCAGTTAAGTGAATGAAGATGGGTAGCCCAGAAGAAAAGACTAGGAAGAGAATGAGAATCAGGTCTAAGATTGCAAAGGATTTAGAGAAAACTAAGTACCGACAGAAGATCAAGGAAGATCATAAGAAGAAGTTCGATAAACATATGACTCATTCTCAGTTCGTACAACTCCTTCAGAAGACCGGAGAAATAGATGACTCAGATACCTGATACTGAATTAAAGTTGATGCTCTATAAATTCTTCAGTAAATTTCCATTAAGAGAAAAGCATCTTTACGATTCAGATATAGAACTCTTCTTAGCTTTTATCTGGCTGAACGGTTGGAAGCTTGTAAAGGAACAATCCGAATGACGATTACATGGGTATTAGTATTAGTTTATTATCTGAAGGGTGGATTACTTCTCACTCAGAGTATAGAAGCTAAATCTCAGTTAGATTGTCAGAAAGCCGGAGAACTCATCAAACAGCATAATCCATCAGACTTAGAGATAGTAGATTTAAACGGAAAGACACACAAGCTAACCATTACTTCTATAGACAGCCAGTGTGTAAGGTTCCCTTTAGATTCTAGTGTATAAAGGAGGTGATGCCTCATAAGAGACCTAACCCGTCCCGGCAGAATATAAAGAAGCCCCCTAAGAGGATCATCTCTTAGGGGGCTAATTTTTAAGGTTTTGTATGTGGTTTTCGTTTACTCACACTCGTCAGCCATCGCCAACAGTGATAAGCCGCTGGGGGTATCAATACTATAAAGTATAGCAACTGTGCGAACTGCAAGACACGACTTAAGTTGAAGAGAGCTATAAACTGAGGGATCATGCCCGCTGCTAACAACACAGGTGTTAGGTAAGGCTTATCAAACATATAGTTTATCTGACTAGAAATATCTCTCATTTTATAGAATGCCTCAGAGAAGGATAGATATCAGTTATATTCTTCGGAGGAGCAATAGGTTTGTCCACAACTTCTGTTGTATCTGTTATAGGAGGTAGCTCCGCTTGCTTCTGCTCTGGCACTTCTATTTGAGAGAGAACATCACCTAGAGTGTCCTTAAGAGTGGCTATTGCATTAGCCTGTTGAGTTATAGCAGCCCTATGGAAACCTAAACCAGCGAACCCTAGGATAACATATACCCAATTAGGTATGTCATGTCCTGTATAGCCCTGATAGGCTGCTAACCCTATGGTTAAGATAACAGTTGCATAAGTCTTTTTATTTTGAGCAAAATCAAGTAATTTCATTTATCATCCTATTGTTATTTGAGTGCCATCATTGTAAAAGGTAAGTGAACTTCCATTACTCCCTAAACTCCAACTCGTTCTACCTTCTATAGTTAATCCTACCGGAGGCAGAACCTTTATAGGGTATGTACTAGAGTTCTTGGACCCATCAAATATAGGGTAAGGACCATAACTAACTGGAAGTTGAACGGTAGTTACGGGTGTAGAACTTTGATAGATAGATACTCCACCTAGAGAATCAGATTGCAGCACGCTGACAGTATTAGTGCCCGTAGTAGTTATAGCACGAGGGGCTGCATACGTTACGGTAGCCACTGCAGGAGCAGCAGTAAAGATAACAGGTTGTCCAAAGTTGTCGAAGCCTAAATAGCCGTTAGCTCTTTCAGCAGCCGGTGGGAGAGTGTTGGGTGGATACTGATCTACGATAGGGGCACTAATAGCATAAGTAGCTAGTGTCTGAATTTGCTGTATCTGTAATTCTAATAAATCTAGAGCTTGTTCTACTGATTGGGGATAGAAAGGACCTTGATTAGAGATAGTTACAGATTGAGTGTACGGAACTATTCTATTTATGGTTATAAATGTACCGGCTTGAATGGGTGTACCACTAGTAGGATAGGTTACTGAACCTCCGATACCCCAGAGACCACCCACAGGAACTGGATTAATGACCAGAGTATATTGAGATGGATTGAGAGTTGTTTCTGCCCCAGAGCTATCTGTGTAAATAACCTCTATATCTGATCCATTCACCCCAACAAATGGAAAGCTCCATACAGTAGTAGCCCCATTACCTACATAAGTAATAGTACTGGTTTGTGTTGAAATAGTCATATTTATTGAGTTCCATTCAGAATATTTAGTTTATTGTCAATTGATTTCTGGATTAAATCAGTGTATTTAGCCATGATGAAATTTCCAGCATATGTCCTACTATCGGTTACAGCTTTAACGATCATCTCGTGTTGCATTCCCTTAGGCATATCATAGAAGCCGGGCATATCCATCAGAGTCTGTAGATCAAGACGTAGCATAACACCTGCTTGAGTCGCATACTCTTTATATTGTATAGGTGTTAATTGGACTCCATTAATAGTATCTTTTACCTTACCGGGAAAATAACCTTCTTTTGCTAAGAAATTAGCAACAGGATCATCTTGGACTTGTTGAGCGTAAACACCATAGAATTCTTTATTAGGAATGGGTTGACCGAAGATATCTATACGTTCTGGTAAGTCTTCTGATAACCCTGGGAGCTTTGCATACAGCTTATCTATAAATGTTTTAGTTTCTCTCTGGTAAGGATCGACTAATCTAGCCGTCTGAGAAAGACCTACAGGCACAAATCCTAGGATTTTATCCTGAACATAGTTAGTACCTTTAGTCTCTGGTTTATGAATAGCATCAAATAGATCAGAGAATCCACTGAATACTTCTTCTATATTATTTACAGTTGAATGAAATGCATATAGAGCAGCCCCTTTATAATCACTATCTTCAGCTAATTCTTCAGTGTGCGCTAAATCAGTAGCTTCGGAGGCTATCATACCGAGTACACCTAATTTATCGAAGGCATAGGTCATATGCCCTACGTGAAATGCGTGAGGCAATCCTTTTTCCATTAAGTCAACAGCACGCTTCTTAGGGTCAGGATCAGGGCCCGGATTAGCTAGTCCTTCCTTGTAAAGAGTGTACATACCTAAATAAGCTCCAGTGGTAATAGCTAACTTAGCCATAGTTTCTGTTTGAGCTAACGAGCCATTTTTACCAACTAAATCTTTAATAATCTTAGGTGAGAATACAGCAAATGGGCCTCTATCTACTAAAGCCATTTTTATTATCTGTCCGGGTATTCCTACGAAGGTTTGAATGTAACGACCCACTGGTACCCCAGCTACTTCAGCATTTAAAAGTTGTTGATATCTTCTAGTAAAATCACCACCACCACCAAGAAGAGCAGCCTCCCATGCATCATCTCTCGCTTGAGCCATCATATCATCCGGTGGGTTCTTGAGAAGTTCAGCTTCACGTTGAGCGAGAGCAGCTCCTTCTAATCCTTCATCCATAGCCATTCTAGTTGCTAAGCCAGCAAGCTTAACTCGATAAGCTACAAATCTGTCAAAGGTATGTAGAGGAGCCACCATACGTTCTCCGGGTGCTCTTACAATTGTACCTATTACTCCGGGAATGAGCCTAGAGTGTGTGTAGATAGAATCTGCATCTTCTAAAGACATTTTAGTATCGAAATTGTCTTTTAGTTCTTTAAATCTGTTGACAGCTTCATCACCCGCTAGGTTTTCTCCGCGTACTTGTTTAGTTACAATCCTATTGATGAGTTTATCTAGTTTGTCATCAACAGCTTCTTTGTAACCATCCATATACGGCTTTAGACCTGATCTTTCGACACTTCTTCTTGCAAAGTCATAAACACTGTTCTCACCCGGAATTGCAACTGTTTTACCAACCATCATAGCTTGTTTAGCTCCGATGAAACCATCTCTATGGCCTGCTGCCGCTGTGTATTGTAAGGAAAGTTCTTTTAATTGAGACTGAACTTCTCTATAGTAAACCTTTTCACCGGGATTAAGTTCAGTGAATTGTTCTTTGATTTTACTGACTGTAGCTTGACCTAGAGTCTCTAATCCATATTTATAAGAAGTTAGAAGTTTTTGAGCAACAGAGTAAGTGAAGTGGGTTATAGGACCAGAGATATAAGCATTGATCAGAACTTCTAGAGGATACCAACCCCAACCGGGCTCAGCTTTACGACCATTCTTAATAACAGTGCTAGAGATGTCTGCTGCAGAATCTAGGTTCTTCAGAGTAGCCATTTCTGTCTTAACTTCATCGAATGTCTTATTAGCTACTTTTTGGAAGAATTCAGAGAGTCTTTGAGATTCTGCTTCCCCTTCTCCGATAGCTTGTAAAGCTTGGCCTAATCTACCCCATGTAGTTCTTATACCTAAGAAAGTTTTCATCAGCTTCATCTGTAAAAGCTGAGCATCAAGATAACCTACAGGATCGTCTTTCATAACGAAATCTTTTAGTCTATAGGCATTCTGTTCTAAAGCTTTCTTGAGTCCAATAAACCTAGCATCAACAGGGATATTATCTTCTACGAAGAGTTTATTTAACTTATTAAGATTGCTGTTGATAGTTCTAGCATTAACACCTAATAGATCGGCTGCTTCGAGTCTTTCTGTGGTTGTTATATTACCTTTTCTAGACTTGAAGAAATTATTATTCTCTGCAGCATATTGTCTGAGATAGTCTTTTAAATCTTCATCTGAAGTGATAGCATCAAAATTAATGTTACCATCTTTATCGAGATATTTAGATTGATTAAATTCTCTGGGTTGATAAGGATCAGGGCTTTGATCGGCTCCTTTAATCTTATTGACCAGAGGATTATCAGATTCGTTAACACCAGATAAAGGCAGAGAGATATCTTCTTGCTGGGTAGGAGTTAACTTTTCTTCGATATTCTCGGGGACTATGGTGGGTTCTTCTTCAGGGCGAGATAGAAGTCTATCGAACACCCCACGAACATCATCGTTGAGTTTTACATTGAGACCCCTTAAAGTCTTATAGATATCAACCAGCCAAGCTTTAAATTTAGCAAATACACTAGCTAGTTCTGGAGAAGGGGCTCTACCCTCCATCAAATATTTTTCAAACCCTCTAGCAAATCTTTCGTGTTGCGCTCTTGTTAGGGGTTTATCTGGATTAGCTTTTAACCACTTATTAATGGCCTCAGAATCTTTAAGTAAGTCTTCTGGGGCTTCTGGGTGTTTAGCATCTACTCTAAGGTCTTCTAAGAACTGATGGCCCATCTCATGCATAAAGGTGGATGCATCTGCTTCTTCACCAAGTTTAATAATATTCTTGATGTTGCCTTTATTAATTAAAATAGAACCTCTTTTAGCTTGATCGTAGCTAACGATAGAATCTTCAGGTTTAAATTCAGCTTGAGAACTATATGGCTCTAACGCAGCACGTTCTTTATCAGAGAGATTCATTCTGGCTTCAGTATCTCTGGCTTCAATCTCACCAGCAATGCTCTGATAAAGCTTAAACGCAGTATCTTCATCGATAGCTTTCTGAAGAGTTTCTTTATCCCCAGATTGGAGCTTAGTCAAAGTTTCTTGAGTCTTTACAAATTTATCTTGAAGTTCTTCTCTAATTTTCTGTAAATCAGTATCATCTTTGATGAATTGTACTAATTTATTAGACATAGAATAGTCTTCTAAAGATAATTCATTGATCTTAGAAGTGCCAAAGTATTTTTCTCTGATTGCATCTATTATGGAATTTCTAGTATCAAAAGCTTGTAACCATTCAGTAGAGACTCTTATACGAGTAGGATTTTCATAAGGAAGATTTTCAACCTTCTTGAACTCTTTATAAAGCTCATCTGCTCTGTCAAAGATTTGTCTGGCTTCACCAATATTGAAATCTTTAGTGAAGTTATCTATAATATTTATATACTTAGGATAAAGCTCTAATTTAGTTTGAACTTTATTAATAGTATCTTCTAATATTGGTTTTAGTTTATCTTCAGAAAGATTTTTTATAACTGTTTGAGCATTGCCACCTCTAGCAAACCCTTCTTTACCTTGAATCCAGTGTTGAATCTCATGCAATATAGTTTCTAATGGTTCTTTAGCATAAGGTGTAACAACTAACCTATTAGCTTTTTTATCAAACCAACCTTGATATGAATTAAACATGTCCATAAAAGCGCCTTGCTTTCTAACTTCAATGTTTCGTGCTTCAGGATAGGCTTTATAAAGAGTAGGATGATCGAGCACCTCACCTAATGTAGTGGTTTGAGTAGGAGCTTCAAATAGTTTGGTCTCTGGTAAATTCTCAAAAGCAGGGGTTAACTTAGCCTCTTTATCTGAGAACTCATACTTCCACTTCTTATCATATGGTGATCTAAACCAACCTGTAGCTAGTCTGATCTGTTCTGGTGTATGTCCGGCTTGTTCCATTTGAACAGCCTTATTGAATTTATCTAATCTAGCAGTAGTGGACCTAATACCACCATACTGAGCTAACTCGCCTTGAGCAGGGGCTCCTGAACCTAAACTAGTCCTGACAACTTCAGGAAACTCTCTATTAAATAGTTCATCTGGGGTACCTAAAGCCCCCTTAAATCTAGCTGCCCTAGTATTATAATAAGCTTGGACGATAGCTGCAGCAGCATCAGCCTCTTCAGGGTCTCTTCCTAAATCTCTTAACTTTTTAGAGACTTTATCTGCTATTTGAGTAGAGGGTTCTACGGGCCTCTGAGGAGCCTCAGGAGGGGCAGTCTCTGAGGGCTTAGTCGTAGTAGGGGCAGCCTCAGAAACGGGCTGTACGGGGCTCTCTGGGGCTGTGGAAGCCTCTTTATAAGCCTTAGCTACATCAGGGGCTAAATCCCTCATCTGGAAGTCGGTAGATAGTATCTTTTGACGGACTTCATCAGCATTTAGATACTTAGGGAGAGTCTCTAGGACTTCTCTGGCTTCGGCAATATCTCTCGTTCTATTCTTAGATAGTTTAGATTCATCTCCGCCTACTTTAGCCAGCCATTCATCTATCTTAGAGGTTACAGCTAAATAGTCTGGATTAGAGACTGGAATACCTGAATTAATAGAAGCTAGTTGTGCTCGATATCTTTCTCTTTGAAGGGTTAGAGCATCATACTTAGAGAATAGATCAGGATTCTGAGTTCTAACTACAGAGTGGATATCTGGTTGAGGGGTTGGCTCTGGGGTTAGATCACTGATAAAGTCATCTTTAACAGCTTTAGTTTCTGGTGAAATAGGTTTAGTTCCGAAATAAGAGCTTTCTCCTTCCCCGATAGCACCTTCTGCTCTGCCTCTTCTCACTAACTCAGAAGCATTAGATACCCCATGAAATAAGCTTGCTTCAGGTAAGAAACCTTCTACAGTACCGTGGACTAATTCACCGGCAGAGCCAAAAGGAGCTGCTGCTATCCCTAATAGGTTATCTTCTAGCCCACCCGTTTGTGGGCCCATAGCTTGTATATCTTCGGCTGTATTTCTTAATTCAGTACCGAATTGAGAGGTTGCTCCACCTAGACCTTGTAAAGTTGCTACACCAGTATAACCTAGTGCAACTAGTGGTCTTAATAGAGCTTCGTTAGCACTGTGAATTAAGTTAACTTTGTGGTTAGTGTAATCATTGTAGATATGATGATCTATCATCCATCTTTCTAGTTCTGGAGAAGTACCAGACAAACCATGATTATCTGCAAATGATTGTCCGAAAGCAGACATAATTCTCTTAAAAGGAGTATCGCTAAAAAGAGTATCCGCTAAAGGACCTACCATAGGGGTGGCACTTAAAACAGAATGAGCTAACCCACTCCAAGACCAAGAATTGTCATTCTTTGATCCCATTAAATTATTATAAGCATCTTCGGGAGATTGATTAGTAGGCTTATCATTAACTAATGAATTATATAAATCTTCTGGATGATTGAAATCAGCCATTATTTAATGTTCCCTTGGAACTGGAGGAGGATTAAATTTATTGTATAAATCCATGAATTGTTCTTTAGTAATCTTTTTATTCTTTAAGTCCATTATAAATTTAGGGTCTTTAGTAGCCTTATCCCAATCATCTTTAGTCTTGATGGTTGAAAGATCAAATCCTTTAACAGCATCACGAGCTGTTCCCCAGATCGGAGAATTAGGTCCGGTGATATTAGTACCACTCAGCAGTTTCTTTTGAGCGTCAGCCATAATTTCTTTCATACTACGTCTATATAAATCTAATGAACCACCAACATAATCTTTAGATTTAGGATCGAATAATTGCGCTGGTGTCAAGCCTTTGTCGAAACCTGCTTTAATCTTAGGTAATACATCCATCATATATCTATTCCAATGTGCGTCGCCATCTGCATCAACCCAACCCGGAGAGGCACCACTCATCGTAATAGCTCGCCTAATACTAGGGGAATTTAGAAAGTTCATAGCAGCCTGCCAATTAGAGTGCCCTTGAGGTGTTCCCATGTCTTTAAAGACACCATAAAGAGTATTAAATCCAGAATTTGATAGTGGAGAGTCTTTAGGAACTACATCAGGATTAACCCCGGTTAGCAACTGAGTAGGATCAGTAGTATGGCCACTAACTACATCTGTAAAATACTTATAGAAATCTGAACCAAAAGTATTGCTAGCTCCGTGTGTATTATATCTGAGCATCTTACCGAACATTTCTGCTCCTAAAGGATTATCCATTTGATATCTATTCCATAAATCACGAACTTCAGGGATAGCATCAAATTGAGAAGGATCAGTTATAGGTTTGCCATTAGTATATTGACCATTAGCTGCTCTGATTAAAACATCTTCGTTAGCCCTATCGGTCATACGTTGAGACTGAATTATTTCTCTGATACGACTCTCAGTGTTACGAACTGCTGCATCAGCTAGAGCAGGATCATCAGGATACATTTGATCTGCTTGTTGTCGAGATTTTAGAATTAAATCACCATAATGTTCTTCTAGCCAATCTACTTTAGGAACATAATTAGAGGAACCCCCAGCACCTCCTTGTAATCTAGAGACTATGCTCTTAACATAAGTAGATACACTAGGAATATCATTTCCGTGACGATCCTTGGAAATATCTTTTAACCAAGGAGTTGCTGAACCCGCAGGAGCTACGTTAGATGGACCTGAATAATATGCTACTGCAGCTCTTTCTACGTCACCATCATATTTATTTAACAGGTCAGTTAAGATTCTTTGGGTTACAGCTTTATTATCTTTAGGATTCTTAATGTCTTCACCCGGACGAGCATACGCTTTCCAAGTATCCGGCATTATCTGCCCTAGACCAGTAGCCCCAGATATGGCATTCACAACATTAGGGTGGCCACCACTCTCTTGTCCGATAATGGCATTAGTGAGCTGTGCAGGGTTAAACTTACCTTTGATATCACCGCTGATATCTGCTAAATAGTTTTGATCAGCCTCGGCTAATACATCTTGAGCTATATTTCTAACCTGTGCTTGTCTATAAGGGGCGTACAACATAGCTTGAAGTTTAGCAAGTGTGGCAGATGGAATATTAGCTTTATTGTCATTTAAAACTTTGACTGCAGTTTGAACATTCCCTGATGCAGGATCAGTTAATAGCGCTTTTATTCTATATTCCCATGCGTCACCAACAGCTTTGTTCAAATAATCCTGCCAAACAACAGAAGCTTGTTTACCTTCTGGTGTATCATCAAAAGTAATAGTACCTTTAACAGGGTCCTGATGCATGACAGAACCATAACCTTGATTCATCATTATTCTAGCAGCTTGGAATTTAATATCCCCGATAGCTTTATTAAATAATAAATCATTAGAAGCTATTTCAGGTCTTCCAGCACTCTCAATAGCAATGCTTTGAGCGGCCATAGCACTATGAGTATCAGCCACTTTAATTTGACCACCAGCATAGGCATTGATATCTTGTACCATAAAACCTTCTCTTCTAACTGCTAGAAGATCAAAGGCTCTTTGAGCTGCTGGATTTGGGAGAGTAGATCGAATCTTTTGTCTTACACCTAATATATCATTGACGGTTCCATCTCTTGCATGAACAGCATCAAGTCCTGTTAAAGCTTTATACTTACCATAGATAGACCCGGTTTCAGCAGCATAAGCAGATTCTGCATTAGTAGCTAATGTTTCATTGATCATACCTTGTTGTTGAATAGCAAGGTTAACAGCTTGATCACCTAGTTTATCTAGAGTATTACCTGCACCTTGTAAAGCTTGCCCGACTTGACTCCCCATGTCTGCGGGTGTAGCTCTGACATTTAGATAATCGTTAGGAGTTCCTGTTTGAGGTGAAACAGTAGGAATTGGGTTATATACATCATCTGGCTTAGCCACCGAGGCCTCCTGCTTCAAGTTGATACTTGCGGAAGTTAAGAGCAGCACTACCAGCACTGCCAAGGAACGTACTAGCAGCACCTATAGTACCTGCTGTTTGATCATTGGCTGCTTCGAATAAATCAAGATTACTTTGTGCTGTATGTGTATCTGCTTGAGTTTGATAACCATAAGCTTCTCTCGCTGCATTAGACCTAACGGTAAGAGCATCTAATTCCCCTAATTCCGCTGCACTCGATCTAACATCAACTGCAGAACCTTTGTTTACATCGATACCACCAGCGGCCTGATTAGCTGCTATAGTACCAACTTCTGATCTAGTTTTTTGACCTACTTGATAAGCCTGAAAGCTTCCGGCTTCGCCAGCAATAGCTGCATTTTGTTTTGCAATAGTAGCATTATTCTTTTCTATGGTTGCATTATATCTGGCTGCCGCTGCTGCAGATTGCCCTTGCATATAACTACCATAAGCGCCTAAAGCTCCGCCAGCTAAACTACTTCCGATACCTGCATATGCAAGCCAAGGTGATGCTGAAGCAGCGGCTGTGAGACCACCACTTGCAATGGCTGAAGCTCCTCCGATACCACCAATAGCACTGGTTAATGTAGTTCCGATAGAGGCAATTGCGGCTGGGATTGAAACAGAAGGCATTAGATATTATCTTCTTTGCCATAAAGCATTATTAGGTTCCATTCTTCTAATTCTTATCAATTCTTTTTTACATAAGTTTTTAAAATTGTTTATTTCATTAAGATGCTTATGATAATATAGTAGTTTATCTTTTACACTTACTTGTATATTTTTATTCTTGAGAGAAGCCCACCATTTAATATCAAATTTATAAGGAAGACAGTGCTCAAATATAGATTTGCAAGTTTCCATTTTGGGCAGATCATAATAATTAACAGTAAGAACACCAGATTCTTGCGATATCTTATCTAACATTCTATTAGTGTAATTCATATGCTTAGTAAGAGTATCTTTATCGTAGAAAGCTTTGTTGCTTAAATCCACTTTTAATAGGCTATTAACTACTTCTTCTACAGATCGTTTGATAACTACTGTTTTAATATGAGGCACATAATACTTTATTAACCACCACCCTTGAGCAGCCCCTGTTTCTGCAACGCCTGTATTATTCTTAAAAAGAAAAGGTATATCTTCTATAGTTCTTAGAGTAACTGCAGGTTCATGCAGACAAGTAATATCTTTATAAGAAAGGAATTTAGAGAGCCAAGCAGTTCTAGAACGAGGTAGTGCATAGATAATAAAATTATTCATACTGATATTGATAAAATAATTTATCTTGAGGACCTGCATGAACAGGACCTATTAAATCGAAGTTGTTTAATTTTAAAAGCCTTTGGGCTTCATTATAATCGTGATCCACAAGACCATTAAGTTTTTGAAATATTTTTAACATTTCATTTACTTCTTGTTTATAGATTCTAGCAAATCGTAGTGGAGAAATAGTTTCTACTAGTTTAGTAGTGACTAAATAAGGATGACCTTTCTCTGATGTTAGAGTCCCGATGACACCCCACATAGCTGCTGGCATACCATTTATCAAAGCAGTTTTAGAATAAAGAGATGATTTATAAGAGTACTTCAGAGAATCATAAGGGCGAACACCTAAATTAAAGGCCTCTTCTTTATCTTTATCTCTTAGATTATCTATGATCTTCTTTATATCTCTAAACTCAGCGGTTCTAATCGTTATATTATTTGTCATCGCCTAATGTCCAGTAGAGAATTAATGCCAATACGCTTGCTGGGAGAGGATAAGTTTGTTGTAGGGCTACTTGTCCTTTAACAGTCCAACCGCTAGTGATATTCTTATAGTAATCTCCGGTATACAGAGGTGCTGCAGTTCCCGCAAGATCGAACTGAGTTCTTTCTTTGATCTCTTGCATATCTGTCCAAGGAATTGTTGCATAATTTTGTTGAGTAGAAGCATCTGGCTGATCTGCGCCGACTGTAAGGCCTCTGGTAGCCTCTAAACGAAGACCTACAGAGCTAATAGTTTTTCTTCTGTTCTGAACTGTATTTCCTTGATCAGGGTGATCTACATAAAGAGTTTGAACTTGACAAACATAAGGAAGTCCTACAACTATAAGAGAAGCAGGATAGTCTAAGCTAATAACACCATTAGTAACCACTTGACTGGAAGAGACTGAACCATCGGCTAATACTGAAACAGTTAATCCTTCTAGATGATTTAACCCGCTCACTGTGGTCACATTTGAACTTAGACTCCAATTTCCAGAAGAAGCTGGTACAGGCATTAGATTAGGGTCATCTAATATAACATTAGTAATAGGCTCGGTAATAGTGCCTTCTATTTGAGTAGGACTTGTATAATGAGTGATCGTAGCTTTACCACCACCTATTCTTAATATTTTACCTACATCAGCATTAGAGAAAACACTAGCAGAAGCTGAAAAAGTTGAAGTAGTTCCTAAGAGAGAAGAAGAAGCAGATAATGTGGCATCAGGATAACTCAGAGCAGTAGACAAACCAGAGTCAACACAGAAAGAGTCTTCAGCTTTATTCCAGACTCTATTATTCATTCTCTCAGAATAGTATCTCCACGCACCTTGGACATAACGCTGTGTAATAACATAGACAGCATCAACAGGAGGTTCAGTGACACTACACACACTAACAAAAAGCCCATTAGTGTCGTGCCGAGTCCAAGCATAAACATCTTGCTCCTTTAAATATGTTAAACAGAGCATTTGACCATCTGACATAACAACCCAGATAGTTTTGTAAGGTTCTTCTGCCCAAGCCCATTGAATTATTTGTCTATTAATAAATAGATGATTGCTGAGAACTGTTAGATCAGTGCCAGTATAAATATTTGTAAAGAAGTTATAAGCTAAATCTCTGGCAATACTACCTTTAGATTGAACATAAAGAATATCATAGTTAATAGTAATAGGTGTTACAGTATCGTGGCAGCCATTATAAGCTTGGGGCACAGCATTCTGATTAGAAGGTGTAATAGCAGCATTCTGACCACCATTGACTTGCCAAGCACCCTTACCAGTTAAAACAACTAATCCACCCGGCATAGGCACCAAGAACTGAATACCATTTACTTGTTGTGCCCAAGGAGTGCCTGTAATACTGTCTCCACTTGTTACTGGGGTAGAAGAATCCATATTATTGAATAAACCGGGCCTGCTCATCCAATAGGTATCTGGTTCATTTAAACTGTTAGCATAAACTCTTCTTTGTTGGAAATAAGCTGGAACAGAAGGATATGTACCACTCAAAGGCCCTACGTGTAAGGTTGCTGTAGCTCCTGAGCCTACTGTACCACCACCCGTTAATGTTGCACCGCTTGTGCTGAACCCAGAACTATCTGCATTTAATGTATAAGCATTACCAACTGTCCCCGGTGTCTTATAAGTAACATAAAGATGAGTAGCATCACAAGTGTAAGTAGCGCAAGATAGGCTAATATCATTAGAAGCATTGCAGAAATTGCATAAGCTTTGCATAGTTAATGCTAAAGTATTGCCTAATGGGGTTTCATTATACCCCGGAGCAGTTGATGATCTTCTAAATTTAATAGTAACTCCATTCATAATTACAGAATTACCGTCACTTGGGTTTGTACCACCTTGGAAATAACCTGTGGCCAAACCACCACCACTATCACTAAATGCGATAGTGTCTGTATCTCTATAATTTGAGCCGGGATTAGTTATATTAAAACCTAAAACCTGCCCATTGCCTACAATAGGTGTGCCTGCGAAACCTGTACCAGTGGATGTTGTTATATGATAGCTAATAGTTGTTTGATCATAATTACCACCCTCATTAGTTACGCTAATATCTGTAATAGCGCCTATAGCAAACGGATCATTATGGACTGGAGGGACTTTAGTAAAATCAGGGGTAATATTATCATCTGTAAAGCTAGGCCCTAAGGCTGAACCTACAAAACCAAATACAGATGAAACTGGTACTCCTACTTGATAGGAAGCTGGTGCAGCATAAACATTATAAGAACTAGCCCCTATTACATCACTCCAAGTAATAGTATTAGAACCAGCACTAATAGAAATATCGTTATTTTGAACACTAGCGATAGAGGAAGCAATACTCTCTTCTCCTGTAGTGGCATCTATAGCTGTAACAACATAAGAGTACCAAGTGGAGGGTGTGTCAGATGATCTAGCTACTGCACTTACATTAGTAGGGGCACTAATAGCAGCTACGAAAGTTTCTTGGGTAAAAACCCAATTAGTATTATCTAGTCTCTCTAAAGAATAAGGAGGATATTCAGTATTAGTTGATGTGTTTACGCAAGTAAGTGTCATTACGTCTGCAGATTGAGTATACTTTAAATAAGGTAGATCGACAGCAGCATAAGGGGCTACAACAGTATAAATTCTGGCTACTGTACCTCCTGTACTAGCTGTGGCAGAAGTAATAACATTACCAAATAAATCTGTTACTGTAAATGTATTCGCTGTAGGCGTAGTATTAACAATCCAAGTAAGACCAGAGAATCCAGTATTACCTGTATCATAAATCCAATCACCTACAGAATAACCGTGAGAAGCTACAGTAAAAAGCCCCGCAGCAGAAACAGTAGTAACTGATTTAGTAGGTTCTATTACATAAGCACCATTACTCTTAATTCTTAAATAATAGTCTCCAAACTCTAAAACATAACCTTGATTAAGGCTGAACTGAAAAGGAATATCTCTGGGTGGCACAGGATATTGTTGTTTGCAGGTTCCAACATAAGCTAAACCAGCTCTGCTAAGAACCCCACCCCGATAGTTTACAAAGAAGTTACGACAAGTAGAAGTACCTGAATGGTACTTTTCTAGATCAGTTCTGCCGAATAATGAAGGAGAAAGTTCTCCTGCACTTAATGAGTTTTGTAGTGAAACAATACTAGCCAATTAATCTCCGTATGTACCATTAGAGCCATAAGGCCAAGTCATATTCCAGCAATAACCACTCCAATTATTGACACCCAAGCCAAAGCCCGGACCCCAACCAGCCCCACCAGCTCTTGCTTGCATCCAATCAGGGAGATGATCCATTGAAGTGACGCCTTCATTACCATCTGCAGCCCTCGCTTGAGCAATAGCCATTTCAGCAGTTTTAATAGAAAGCTGCATCAAAGGGAGTGATAAAGATAGAGCAGGGACTAAGAAAGCCCCTAAGCTGGCTACCATAGCCGCTTGAAATAAAGAATCCCAAGTAGCCGGATTGGGTTGGTTAACCGTATAGGCTGCTTGGGCTTGATCTTGGTTTGTCAAGATAATAGTGATCGGACTACCATTAGCGTCTGCAGCATAACTTACTTGATAGGGTATCTGACCTCCACTAGGAAGCCAAGTACCCGCAGCATTGTTAATAGTAGTAGAAGGTGTTGTACTACCAGTATTAGCAGGATAAGACGGTATGATATACCTCATATCCAGACAATCGCTCGGGTATGCATAAGCATATAACCAAGGGGTATCTGGAATGGGGTACAGTGTACCGTCAGGATTCTCAGGGGTGCCTTGAGCCGCAGCCAATAGAGAAAGGACTACTTGTTTACGCAGGCAATTCCAATGGGCTGAACGAGCTAAACTCTCAAATGTAGGGGTCCAAAGCACGCTAATAGCATTAGCTTCATCACTTCCATCAGAAGGACTTAGGCTACTGATCTGTGCTCTGGCCCCAACACTTAGTAAAGCTCGATTGGCGATATCGACTTGACTAGTCATTAACTATTACCTGTATAATTTAGGTAATTTATTCTTTAATGATTTGTCTTCCTCTTCTTCATCTTCCATAGCTTCATCCTCTACTTCAAGAAAAGCTAGAGTTAATTCAAGTCGAGGACATTCCCCTTCTTCTGTTTCATAATTAGATTTAGAAGTTACTCTTGCCATACTATGTAAGTGCAAGAAATCTCCTATTTCTATATCATTTATATCCAATTCTAATTTTTCTAGTTCATCTTTACAGAATGAAATACTTAAATTATAAGGATATTTAGGCATTTTACCAACTGATGTGGGGCTATTATATTCTTTAGCCTCTTCAGGAGTCATAGCCATATCTACGTACTTCATACGTAAGACTCCTATTTTAGTTGATGATCAGGTAATTGTAAACTGAAGTATCACCTGCTGCAGCTTTAACACTGAAACCAGTACCGGGTGTTACTGCACTCATAAAGGGAGCACCAGCCGGAGTACCACCAACAGTTTTTAGCCCGAACATAACCACTGAGTTAGCTGTAATATTAGTATCAGCTACAACTACAGCAGTTGCACCATTAGCAGTAAATGTACCATTAACTGTGAAAGGAGTTACATTGGCACTAATTACTGTCATAGTAATAGTACTAGCAGCAGTGTAAGTTACTAGGAAAGTTTTACTAGTAAAAGCGGGAACAGTGGTAGAAACTGTTACACCAGTGCCACCAGCAATAGTAGCTGTAGCATTAGTATTATTTCTGTATTGCCACACCCATGTCATACCTATATGAGCATTAGCTTGAGCTGCAATAATATTATCTGCTGTATCTGTAGTATCAGTAAATGCAGTATTTGATTGAGAACCAGTACGGCCAGTATAGCCACCAGCAATACCAGCACCTGTAATAGTGCCTGCACCTACAGTGCTTAAACCTGTTACTGCTAATGGAGTATTGTTAGTGAGAAGACCTGTAAATACATGGTTAAACACTGAAGCAGTTGAAGATGTAACTGTAACTAAGAAATAAGCGTAGGAGTTAGGAGGAACAACAGTTGAAGAACTGAATGTAACACCAGTACCACCAGCTAAAGTTTGTGTGTAAGGAGTACCGTTCTTAATAATCACATAGAAGCCGAAACCTGTCTGGCCTACTGCAGCATAAATGTTAGCAGCAGTATCTGTGGTATCTGTGAACGCAGCAGAAGTGCCAGTACGATTGATGACACCCTTTAGAAGATTAGCTGCTGTTAAAGTTGTACCTGTAGCAGTCGTAACACTCACCGGACTATCATTAGAGAATGAAGAACCAAGTGCTGCAACAGCTCCTGTGGTTGTTTGTTCTAAAATAGCACCTAATTGCCCGTTGGACTGTACTGGTGTTACAAATAAAATCTCATTACCTTGTAATGCCATTTAATTTATTCCTCTTCTTTCGAATCTTTTTTCATCATATGCTTGACTTCTTTTTGATGTCTTTTATGCATATCTTTATGTTCATCTTCGTGACGCTTATGCATATCTTTCATCTCTTTAGAGTGTCTATCGTGCATACTTGCCATAGCCTGATGTACTTCCATCGGTATCTCGCCGCTACCATCAGTGGGAAGAGGATTTCCTGCTACTCCCATATTTTCTGCGTCTGCTTCTGTCGGTTTATGAATACCCATTTCGCCCGACTCTTTATCCCTCTTAAGACGAGGGCTCTTATCATATAATTTGTCTGATTTAGCCATTTAATTAATCCTTTGAACCGTACATAGCTTTACGGACTTCTTGTGCAGAGTGGGTCTTCATCTTTTTATGTTCACCCGATTCAATACCAATTTTCTTCTTGATATCACCTGCTTTAGTAATCTTTTTCTTCTTAGAGTTTACCATATTTTTCACATCTATTAAATTGGGTGAAACCATATCTCATTAAGCTGCTGATGCCAGAGCTTGCTTGCGTGGGCGACCTCTGCCACGTCTCTCTTGTAGGCCTGTTTCAGGGGCTTCATCTGTAAGAGGGGCGATAGTATTTACTGTCTTATCCTTGACGCCGAGCACACCCATTTCAGCTCTTTGAACAGCCGAAGCAAGAGCTAGCTTACCGTCAAGACTTCTAGGACGGCCTACAAATGGACGACCAGCTTTTTCAGCAGCAGCCCTACCGAGTGCATCGAGCTTTTCTAGATAGGCTAACATCTTAGCCTGAGCAGCAGCATTTAAAGGTTCCATTTCTTCGTTTGGTTCACCATCAAAGTAAATCTCTGAGCCCTCAGGCCAAAGCTGATCATCCGGGCCAAAGAAGCCAGCGACATCGAGTATACGGTATGCGGGACGATCTTTATAACCTTTATTTACTAATACAATATCATTCATTTAAATATATAATCTCCGATTTAAGAAGACTGGCCCGTACACTGGATTGTGCAGAGGGGCCAGCCATATCCACATTAGACGGCGAGGAAGTTGTTGGCGTACTTGCCACCAATGGTTCCGGTAGTCGGATGCAGTACAAATCCTGCTAATACAGAGGCTGTAGCAGAACCAGAGACTGTATAAGTTACCTTATAGAATCTTGGAAGGGCTTCACCTTCAGTATAGAGGGTTGGAGGAACAGGGAAGGTAAGCACTGAACCAGCAGCAAGTGTGCTGCCTGTAAAAGCCTTAGATTGGTAAATCTGGGTGTAAGAACCCGGAGAATAGCTACCGTTATCGGGAGCCGCACTAAGGCTAACAGTAATAGTGCCTGCACCAGTTCCGGCGGTTGTTACCACCATATAGAACCACGGTACAGAAGGACCATCTGCCGCACCATAGTCTTCACCTATGGATGTATTTGTGGCTGGAAAACCATTGATCATCGCAGGGGCATTGCCTGAGCCTGCACCTGTAACGTCAATAAGCTGTGTACCGTCAGCAGTTGTAGTAACTGCCTGAGGGGTCTGCCAGTCAGTATTGAATACTAATTTGTTGTCAAGAAACATTATTTTTTCCTTTAATTCAGAATTATTAGGTTACGTTAGACTCTGAATTTGTAAGAGCATCCACAACACGGATAGGTGTGTCACGGAACATTACAACAGGATCACCAGCATAATCCTTGCTTGAAAGCAGGACGTTACGGTCACGGATAGCTTGAATATCCATGAATTCACGACCAGTACGGTTCACGTACCAAGCCGGAGAGATACCGGGGACTGGATCGCCGGGGGCATCAGATTCAGTAATACCAGAGAGTCTGCGAGAAGCTGTGGGTAGACGAACTACTGCACGAGACATCAGAGCAAACAGATCAGGGGGAGTTGTACCCTGCAGACCAGCGGTTGTAGTATCTACGTTAGCGATACGGACGTTATAACGCCAATCCTTAACGCAAAGACCTACGTTCCACTGGAACAGAGATGTATAAGCCTCAAAGCGATTACCATTGGTATCGTACTGAGGAACAACGTCACCCTTATCTTCGTAGATTAGACCAGCTTGTGAACCCTTCGGGAAAATACCGAATGTAGTATGATCGCCCCAACCGAGTAACCAGATTGAAAGGTTACTGTTGGCAGAACCACCTGCATCGAGCACGTTCACAGCATTCTTAGCTGTTGAAGTGTTGGTTGTATTGTAGATAGGTGCAAAACCAGTGAATTGACTTGGGCTGGTCGCTTCATTTGAATAGAAGAGAGCAGAAGCAACTTGCTGGCTAAGACCTTCGATGTGTGCCATATCTTCTGAATAGCGGAACTTAGCTACGTTACCATTAAGATTGGCGAGTGTCTTATCTACGATTGAATAAGCCTGAAGCTGACCAATAGAGAACTGGTATTGAGCAGTTAAAGACTTTGAGCTGGCGACACCCATGTTAGCAGCGCGCCATGTACCTTGAGGGAGACCAGTACGAACTGTTACTTTGTGTCCGAGCGGCAGATTACCTTCCTGCCAGATCATGTCCTTCATAACTTCATTGCACTGAGACAGAAGCTCAGCAATAATAGCGATTGAACCGTCTGGATCAGCTCTGCGTGCCCAATCTACCAGATTTGGATAGATGTTAGAGGCAAAAGCTACCATATTTATTTATTCCTTATTATTAAGTTTAAGAATTACCGTACATAGTACGTATTCTAGATTTAGGCTGAGACACAGGTTTAACATTTGCTAATGGTGTACCTTCTCCCATTGCTGCTCCAGCATTGGCTAAGATTCTGAGTATTGCAGGGTGATTTCCTAGACCTGAAGTCTCCATCACATTCCTGAATTCAGCTTGTTGTTCCGGTGTGCCTCCGTGTGTTCGAATGAAATTTCTTGCAGCATCTACTGTAGTTTGAAATCTATTTCCACCTATCTCAGGGTCTTTCATAAAAGCGTCTTTCCAATCAGCTTTCTGTTTATCCCAAGCAGTTTGATAGAATTTCTGTAGTTCAGTTACTGCATTTTGTATTTCATTTATATGAAAGTTCACAGCTTCCTGACCAAATGCCTGAACAGCAGCATGATCAGCTTTAGTGGTTTGTTCAAACTTACCTAAAAGTTCTGTAAACTTAGAAACGCGATCTTTGTCCAGAGTAATACCTTCTGGGACTTCAAAAGCGTCATAGGTCGGAGGCGGAGCCGGGTCATCGGACTGGCCTTCCGGGGTTAGTGTGGTAGCCTCTGCAGTAGGGGCAGCCTCAGTAGGGGCTTTAGCTGTATCTGCAGCAGGCTTAGATTCTTTAGATTTATCCTCAGTCTTAGGGGCATCTTTATCAAGAGCCTCACCTAGGACCGTCTCTGCGGCTTTAGGAGCGTCAGCAGGAGGGGTTTCTATAGGAGTAGTAGAAGGAGCTTCAGCCACAGGAACCGTCTCTACGACCTTCTCTGGGGCTGTAGGAGCCGCATTTACAGGGGTATCTACTGCTGGTGCAGCTATTGGAGCTACAGGTTCTGTTGGTGTATTTATCAGAGGTGTTTCTGTGGTCATTATTTACTCTTGTTTTCCTTTATCATCGTCATATAATTCTCTGGACTTGCTGTTTGAATATCATCTAAAATACGAAGACCAACATTATGCCTAGAAGCCTTAAAGGCCATTCTGAGAGGGTCTTCATCAAAAGTAGTTTCAAATACATGACAAAAAACTAATAGATCATAGAACCAAGCTCTTCCTTGCTCAAAGCTCATAGAAGCCTTGACAAACTCTAATCTGTCTGCTCTAGTTCTAGAAGACTTCTTACGTGCTGTATTTACAGCTTCCTTATCAGAGGTATCGTAGGAAGTATCTTCTTCTGGCACTTTATCTTCAATATCAAGATTGGATTGGGTCATTTTTCTTTCTTGTTTCCCATTCACGATGCGTTAGTTCGGCTAACACCTGTTGACGAGGCATTGCTTTAGCCACAGCGATCTTACTACCCTTATCTGCTAGAGCATCTAAAGCTGTCTTGATATTAAACCAAATACCAGCTTGATTGCCGTTGAACATAGGAAGCTTTTGTCCGACTTCAATAATAGTTTCTAACTTATCTCTGATAGCCAAGAATTGAGGATTTTCTTGAGAAATACCTAATTGATGAGCACTACCAGCAGCGACCTTCAGTCCATTAATAAAATCAACAAATAATTGAGGTTTTTCTTGTTCTTCGGCAGTCATAAATTCTTTAGCCCTAGAGGCTGCCTTTTTCAGAGAATCCACATATCTTTCTTTCATCTCTGCTTCTGTTACATATAATGACAAATCTTTTCCTTTTTATGCTTGTCCACCACCGAGCATAGAGGCTAGAACACTTTGTCCGCCTCCAGCAGGAGTATTTTGAAGGACTTGAGCAGCGGGTGCAGCCTTACCGGCAGCTTCAGCGGCTTGTGAAACCATAGCCATTTGTTGTTGCTGTTGTTGCTGTTGTGCCTTTGCTTGGCGTTGTTGTTGAACTTCATCGGGCCCGAACAGAATCTTCTGAGGATTACCTAAGAGATCATTGTATTCTCTGATTACAGCATCTGAATTAATATTATCGATTACTTGAGGATAAACACTATACATAGAACCAACTAACTGCATCAATCTTTCAATACCACCAGTTGCAGCTCCTTTTTGAGCTAGGGCCAACATAGAGACGAATTCTATATCTAATGGTATATTCTTTAAAGAGTCTGGCGGAGGATCGATCATGCCCTTTCGTTTAAGGATATTGAAGATTCTCTTTAACTTAGGTTTCAGAGACTCAGAGATTAAACTCTCGATTACAGGACCTAACACTTGAAGCTTCTCTTGAATCTTTTGAGCAACTTCATAAGCCGTCATCTCTTCATTAACTTTCTGCTCTAACATTAAGAACAGATCATTAAATAATCCGATTTGAATTCTCTTTTCGATAGCCTGAATATTCTCAGACATAGCCCTTACATCAGGGTTGACCTCATAAATAGGTCTTATACCCTTACCGGGGCCTAAATCGCTGACGAATGTTAGATGACCGGGTAGCGTAGAAGTAGGTTTGTTTTTAAGCTCCATAGAGCCGATCAAAGGAGGTCTAACTTGCTTCTCGATAGCTTCTGCCATTCTGCGGGTCATAACTTGAAGCTGCATTACATCGGGTAATACATCCATGCCGGGTGAACGACCGTAAGCATCATTAGATTGTGTTGACCAACGAGCAGCAGTAAACGGATCGTCTACAAACCCTCTTTTAGACAGAGGTTGATCAGAAGAAGAACCATAAACCCAATAAACTTCTCTCCAAGTAAAGTTACCCGGAATCTTACCTACGTTTGACTCACCAATCCCAAAATTAGGCTCAATAGAATGAGCAACTTGTCTCTCAACTTCAAGAGAATTTCCTTTTTGGTTCCAGAGTTCTTTAATATCATCTGGACATTTATCAATACCAAAGAAATTAACTATCTGGGCTACAGTTTGAACAAACAGACGGTATAAACCATCTACGCGACCAGTCGAACTAACAGAAAGATAGTATTCACCCACAGCCGGGTTATAAAGTCTAATAAGGTCTTTGTCATCTTCATAAATTATTGAAGGGGCTGTACCGAACACAACAAGGTCAGCGCATTCTTGTGCGAAACTATTGTAAAAATTAGAACCAGCGATAACCGTGTACATACGGTCTTCGATTTCATCTAACCACTGTCGAGCATCTGCATCTATTTCAAGTCTCCGTACACCGGGAATAATCTTAAACCAAGGACGACTCGGAGAAGCTAGACCACTCATCAAACCTGAGGCACACACCCTAACTGCATAAGTAGCAGTAGGATCAGCAATAGCCGTATTGAGAGGACGGCCTCTAGTCATATTATTAGGATTAGGATTGCCACCAGCAGACTGAGTAAGCCAAATGGATCGACTAGGTTCGATGAACAAAGCTAGATCACTCCAGTTTTGTGTCCACCAACTCTGTCTCCAGTTACGAAGAGCAACTAATCTCGTTTCACAGCTACTCCTTAAGATAGGCCAGTCTTTGTCTATCTTAGGGTTATCTTCTACCTCTACGGTGGGTTGTTCAGCAAGAAGAGTAGGACTTGCTTTTTCATAATGTGCAGTATTAAAGTTTTCTTTATCTGCCACGTATTAACCGCCTAATAGAGTGGTTCGTGCTGTTTGAGGGGCTGTTAACCCTTGAGGACTTGTTTTAATAGTATCATCCATACCCATGCCTTCAGCTTCTGCTGCTCTTTTCTTAGAGGCTTCTTGTTCTAGAGCTGTAGCAGCACTCCCAAGAGAAGGCGGATGAGCAGCAGGAGGAGGCATTCTAGCTGCAGGAGGTTTTGGTTGCATAAATCCCATATCAATTAACTCTTATATAGTTTATCAGCTTTAGATTTTTTCTTAGCTTTATCAGCATCATTAAATTCTTTGGCAACAGATTGAGGTATCCCAGCTTTCTTAGCAAATTCTTTATTATGCGCAGCCGCTCTCATAAATCTTTCTTGACGGCTCGAAGTACTCGGCATTAAGGGTAATCCTTCCACGGAAGTTGTATATGACCCCAATCTTTGAATGTCTGCCAATCTCCACCCCATTCCACGGGTATTCCTAGATTATCAGCAGCTTCTTTTATTTGAGCCCAGATTTGACCATATATTTGTTGTTCTTTGCCTTTAGCCCAGTCTATGTGGCCATCATTCATAGCAGCTACATCTACAGCACAAGCTAATCCATCTTTATTTGGAAGATGTCTTGAATGCATCGTAGTTGAATGTCCTGTCGCTACAGCTTGTTTTTCAGCCTCTAATGTACGAATACCATAAACTACTATAAAAGCTTGAGGAGTTTGTTTTGAAGTTTTAATGACTTTTATTAAGTCTGGATGAACTTTTAAGAGATGGAGTTCTGAAGCTTTGTCCATTAGCGTACTAAAATCCAGTTTACTACGGCTGTAGAAGCTGCGTTGCTGCTGTTTACAGTAAATCCATTAGCAGTTTTACTAGTAACCCAGAAAGTTTCATTAGCTGAACCAGAGATAGCTACAAAGTAAGTATTATTAGTTTCTGCTACCGGAAAAGTAACTGTTGCAGTACCTGCTCCAGCAAATGTAACTGTTCCCCTTAGATTCTGAGCAATAGTAGTAGTTCCACTAATACCATTGATTAAACTTAAACCTAAAACCAGCCCACTACCAGCTAAGGTAGTTTGAGAGCCGCTAGTTTGTCTTAGAGTCGCTAATACTGTCCCGACTGGATTGGTTAAAGCTAATCCTGAATTTGCATTAGAAGGGGTTACAGTAAGAACATCTTTAGAAGGGTCTTGAGATGTAAATGTAAAACCTTGTAAATTTTCATTATAGCCTTTATTAGCAGAAGAATCTATGATTGTTACTGGAATAGCATTAGGATTATTACAAATAGTAGCTCCAAATGAAATGTTTTCATTAAAGCCTATAAAAGGTGTAATATTATTCTGCCAAAAAGTTGCCCCAGTTAATGAGACTAGATTACCTTTTACTGCAGAAGCATTTTCAATGTGTTCAAATCTGTTGCCTATTACAGTTAATCCTGCAACAGTAAACCCACCCACAGAACCTACCACTGAAATACAATTAGTTTCAATTGTTTCAAATGCATTAAAAGCTATCATAACAGCATTAGGTATTGCTGTAGTAGCGCCCACTGATGGGTCTTTGGTAATAAGAATACCATTTGTAACACCAGTAATTCTGTTATTGAGAATTCTTAAAGAATTAGCTGTTCCATAAACCAATATACCTGTTGGTGAAAAACCATCACCACCTTGCTGAACTCTTAATACACAATTTTGAATTGTAGTCCAAAAAGACCCGGAGTCATTATTTGAAGGGTCCATACTTTGGATAGAAACAGCGGCAAAGTTAGCTGAATTAAGTCCATATAGAAAATTGCAACGATCTACAATAGAATTGACAGCACCATATAATCTTAATGCTGCGGGTGCAGATGCATTATTGTGTAAATAGAATTGAGTGTTTCTTAACATCCATCCAGAGAAAGCAGAACCACTTTTCAAATCCATTCCTGATATAGAGCCAGAAGGGCTGATAGTGCAACCCATACCGTCGATGACGTATTGAGCACCAAAAGGAAAAGAATTGAGTTCGCTATTTAAAACAGTACCAGAGACTTGTGAAGTAAATTTGTATTGCCCATTAGGGGATGCTTTAAGTGTTGCTCCGCCCTTACAATTAACTACTGTTTTTAAGGCTTGATTCCAAGCATTAGAATCATCTGTAGTGTTGTCGCCTTTAGCACCATACCAAGCTACATAAATTTCAGAGCTTTGAGGAAGAGTAACAGTATTAGTATCTGCAGCATTAAACATCTGAACTGAGGGAGGTGCCCAGAAGTTACCTGTTATGTTATTGGCACCCGCAGTTATAATACCCCCAGCGCCTATCCATTTAGATGTTGCAGTAAAACTAGTTGTTCGTGTAATATCTATATCTAGATAAACAAATCCACCAGCAGCATCTGTGTCTGCAGCCTGCATAGGGTCTGCATACCCCATATAAGAGGATAATTGCTTACCGTTTTTATAACTGAATAATGAAGGTGAATAAGACATTAATTATTAATACTCTCCATTAGAGTGAAAACACTCGTTGAGGTGTCATTCTGCGTAACTCCCGCCGGGATGATCCGGCCCCCAGCCGTTCACATGAGCGCACTCGTGCATGTCGAGGTTTCTGCGGTAGTCGGCTGTGATGTTCATCCCGTCCACCTTCGGCATGATGCGAAACACTGCTTTTCCGTTGTGGAACACCGTACAAGCTTCGTAGCGACCTTCCGCTGGCGAGCCCCAATCTCTACACTGCCGAGCGACATCCCAGTAGTAGAACTCATAGACCGGAAGGTTTTCCGGGCAGGGCTTGCGGAACGCCTCTGGCGGCAGAATAACAGCTCCCATGCCGAAGGCCGGAGACGTGAGCAGGCAGGCGATGATCACGGTGCGGATGAGCTTCATGCCGTCATCCCATCGAATGCGCCCTTGATCGGGCTAAAGGCGATCTCTTGAATGAAGCCGTTGAGGGCGCGGTCTCCTGCCGAACTGTTTCCGAGGTATACAGGCGTCGCCGGTACACCCCATGCGTTAGCGGACGTGGCTGCCGTTCCACCATTCGCCTTGATTGTCAGTGACGCGCTGTCAAATCCGGCGGATACCTTGGTAATACCGGAATATGATCCAGAACCAAGGGTTGCAGTAGCGGTGTTTGTACCGTTTGAAATTCTGGCTGATGTGCTGCCGGTCATGTCAAAGAATTGCAGTCCGCCAAAATCAACAAATCGGTTTGCTCCAGATGTTCCAGCTATTGCATATGTCTGAACAAGCGATGACTTCGCCGCAATCGCCGTCGCTAGCGCCGGTCCTGTGAACTGAGGCACATCCGCATTCCGCGTGACCGCTGCGTTGGTCGTCGGGATTGGCGGGGTGGCGAAGGACTGATTGTTTTCGAGCTGGCACCCCCACACATAATACGTAGCCCCGTTTACTCGCGTTGTTGATCCGTCTGCGGCTGCACTAATAATTGCAAGTTCCGCTGTAGTGCTGGTGGACATAATCCCAGTTAAGACAACACGATACCAGCCATTTGCAAAAGCGGTCATTGATGCAGAGGTCCAAGTTCCCGCACCTCGTGTAGTGTGTGAACCAAGCACGCCGTTTGTAAGGTCAATCCATTGATTGAACCCATTCGTCAGCGAGCTATCCGCAAAAATAATGCGTATCCATTGCGTGCCAGACTTTTTAACAAAGATTGATGCTGTAAGATTGACGCTTGCGGTTGTCGTGGGTGAATTTGTACCCAGAATGGCCGTTCCCGCACTTCCTTCCGTTACGAGTGCGCCAGTGACCGTGCCATCGGGCGCAATGATATTGTTGTCAGAAATCGTTTCGTCTGTTTTTGTCGTCCAATTATTGACGCTTTGGCTGTATGTAAAGAGGTTCGTGCTCGCCTGCCACGACGCCAGCCCGAGGTCTGAGATCGCATTCACGTTCGCCCCGACGGGCACATAGACCCCGGACGAGTTCTGCACATACTCCTGCGTCGAGCGTGAGTTCGACAGAAACGCATTCGGATTCACGAGCCCTATGCCCGCGATCCATCCGATGTTCTGCGTGAACTTGAAGTCCAACGACGCGCCGGGCTTGACCCAGCTAGGTCTTGCTCTGAGTAAAGCTCTTTTAGGCCCTACAAACGTCATATTATAAATCTTGAAGAATTGTAATGGTTACAGTAATATCTGAAGTAGAGCCAAATTGATTTGTAAGAGATGCATTACTCGTAAGAACAGCATAAACAGATGTCGCGCCGGGGGATGCGGCAATCCCAAGGCCATCAGCCGAAAGAATAGTACAAGTTCCAAGAACGCTAGATGCAGTTAATGGTACTGTTGTTTTAAGAGCACTAACATCTGAAGCATTAATAGCTGCTGCTGCTGCATCAGTCCATGTAGTATTAGATGGATTAGATTTGAAGAAAGTTAGTGTAAAACCAGATGTTTCTACCTTTTTACAGGTCACTGAAACAGATTGGATAATACCTGAACCTGTCGCAGTCAATGCATTAGCAAATGTCAGCAATCCACCTACCACATAGTTAGTACCATATGAGTTAGAAGCTGTGACCGTTGGTGTTACTGTAACGCTGACTGTCTTACCACCTACATTACCGATGTTATTAGTACCAGCAGGTAAGCTTGAAGTAACAACTACACCATTAGTGGTTCCCGGAGTAGTTTGATCAATACCTACTTTACCTATAATATTAGTACCAGCAGGTAGAGAAGAGGCCCCACCCACAGTAGTACTATCCTGAGCAATAGTTACTCTTTGAGAACCATTACCAGTAGCACCAGCACCTTCTAGAACTGTGTGACCATTAACTTGTTTGATGTTAACGTCTTGAGTGCCTGAAGGGGCAGAAGGGCTGACGGGTAGAGGGTTAGAAGGGCTAACTAGCTGTACTAGAGTTCCAGCATCATTAGAATATCCCGCTACAATGTGTGGTTGAGTTTGTGGGGTCTCTGTTAAAGACATTTACTTACTTCTTACTCTCAAAGGATGTGATGAATACATCGAGTACAGCTTGAGTAACCTTACTCACTTCACCACCTTCAGCATTAGCTAGAACAGCCCATGCATCTGCAGCAGCTTCACCAGCAGGCTTACCAGCCTTTAGATCATCAGCAAACTTAGCCATAACATTATGGAGGATAGTAATTTCATCATCTGGGATTTCATTTAAAATCACATTGATAGAACCTGAGACTTTTGACCAAACAGAAAGAGCTTCTGCTTCTACAAAAGATAATACAGCATTTAGAATGCCAGATAAATTAAAAGACATTGTGATCAAAAACTCCTAGGATTATATACGTATTGATCGGTTTCAGAATAAACTTTATCCCTAGAGAAGGGATTATATTCGATTTGATGAGTTGATTGGTTAAAAGGATTATTAATCGATTGTTTTTCTACCGGATGGGCAAAAGTAAGCATTAAAGCATCCATATGATCAGGGGAATGGCCTAACTTAACTTTAACATCTTCTTTAGCTTCTAATAATAACTTATCACCTTTAAAAGTATAAGTAGTTTGAGTTAAAGCAGAAAGAAGTTCGGGTACATCAGGAAGAGCACCACCAGCCTTGATCCAATTAACGAGATTGAAAGCCATTTCAGCTCTTTTATTGAAATATCGTTCGTCTATAGCAGTCTGAGAGAAGTGAATACCTATCGGTGACTTGCCTAATCTGACCATGTTATCGATCCAAGAAGCACCGAAGCCCCCTGTGTTATCGATGAAACAAGCATCTGCATTCCATTCTCGCCACTTACTGATTACTCTTTCAGCACCTTCAGTACCGTCTAGATTTTTATATTGATAAGGCGTATAAGCTTGAAGACCTTGACGAGGGAAAATTATTGAAGAGTCGTCACCATATCTGGCTACGTCAACACCGAGTACAACAGGCTGAAGAACCAACTCTGGTTGTTTATATCTTCTATCTATAGCAGCTTTAACTTCATCTGGGCCGATGAGAGTATTAAAAGAATGAGGAGGGAATCTACCGAAGACGTTGACCAACACCCACGGATTATCTCTACCGTACTTTTCGATCTGTTCTTTAGCCCATTGTACTGAAACTCTGGGAGACCTGTTCGGATCATCTGGGTCAGAAGTGATCTCGAAGACCTTCCATAAACCCTTTTCTTTAGTACAGGCTCTGTAAAGAGGCCCTTCTAAGTGAGTAGGGTTTCCGGCTTGTATGATATGCCCTTCTTTACAAGAGGACAGGGCAGCTTCTGCACTCGCCATAATAGCGTCTGGAATACCACCACTTTCATCTAAGATAAACATGATGTAGTCTGCGTGGAGACCAGCTAGGGTATTACCCAATGAATTGATGTCTGCAGACTTAGACCAGTTTCTCGCACTCATCCACCAAGTTTCGGGATAAGCTTTAGAGAAGATTCTTTCTTTTTGCCAGACGAAAGCTTCTTTAAGAAGAGGAGACTTTTCTCTCCACTTAGCCATCTCAGACCACAAACCATCTCGAAGGTTATCACCTGAAATAGATGTAGCTGCAATCTTAGGAAAAGGACGAGTTAATAAGAAGTTCCAAGCTAACCAAGCCTCTATACAGCTATTATGGGTTACTATGAAATCATTAGCTAGATAGAGATGTTGAGAGTGGTCAACTTGAATACAAGAGCAATCTTCGTAATGAGCTAGCTCTATTCTATCTATATAGCGTGTAAGATATCTGGTTTGAGTCTTCTTAAGAGCAGGACGCCATCTCACAGCCTTCTTCATAGACTTGAAAGGATTGAAAGGCAGTCTTAAACTAACTCTATAACAATCTCTACCCGGAACCTTATTTCTATGTTCATCATAATACCAAGTCTTCTTAATAGTATCTTTGATGAAAGACTTACCACCTAAAGAACGTACTAACCAAACAACATCTTTAGCTAATCGTTTAGAAGTAGAATCAAACTCTGTATGGCCATCATCTTTATCGATGCAACCATCTGTATCTAATAAACCAGCTAATAAGTCTTTTCTCTGTTGAATAGACCCGTATTTATATTCATCTGGTATATATCTTTCATGGCTGCCCAGATGGCTGATATTTAATTCTTTTAGATAGCCTAGAATACCCAGAATAGTTCTTACTGTGTTTAGCTTATCTTCTTTACCAAAAGTATAACCTCTACTAAGAATCTCTTCCTTTATTGAGTCGTCTATCCCGGTGTAAGCGCCACAATTTTTAGAACCATCACCTAACCATACACCCAGAACATAAGGGTCTATCTTTAATTCTTTAAAAGGATATTGAACTGGTTGGTGTATTGGTATTTCAAATTGTCTTTGCTGCCAACGTCCATTGGTGATTCTAACGCCTCTTTCAATTATTTGCTGAGTAGTCAGAGTCACAAATTCTTGTGAGCCAGAGGCTCGTTCTTTGTTGCCTCTTACAGACCAGTTGTGTTCGGGGCCAGCATACGTATAGCTTCCATCATCGAATACAACCTTATAACACTGCTGTACACCATTCTCAAAGATTCTGAGGACAGTAGTAGGTGTACCATCTACAGCCCAAACTTTATCACCTACTTTAAGATCACCCCAGCGTTTCTTGCCTGTAGGTGTTTCTATGACTATTGACTTCGCTAGCTGCTTGCCCGGCCCCTTCGAAGCCTTCATTGCTATGCGTTGATTAGTAGGAAAACTCTTGAGTACGTCATCTTGCCAAGGGTCTGGAATAGCATTGAATATCTCACGGACCATTATGTCCGGTCGCTCTCTCCAGAGCTTAAGCTTACTAGCTGCTAATTCTGTCAAGCAGGACTAATTTCCTCGGAGTAAGATTTCTCGATGAGTTGCTCTAAACTCATATTCTGAGTAACCTCAACCTTCTCTTGAAACCAACCCATGATCTTCGCTATATCGATGAGAGCCTGTCTTTTATCGGCTATCTTAACTTTAACGTTTTTAACCTTAATACCTTTATTATCAGAAGAAGAAACACTAACCTCTGTAATAGGGCTAGCTACAGCATCTGGCAGGTAAGCTAAATTAACGTCTGTATTACCGTTCTCATCTTGAGTCATAATATGCTTTAGATTGGCGAACCCAATTTGAGCTAACTCTTGGAAAACCCTTTCTTTGGTGATACCCAGCTTTGCAGCTATCTTCTTATTTTCTTCTTCGAGTATCTCTGAAATAACCGGATGCTTAGTGAGCTGCCAACCTAAGTGTCTTGCATTCTTAATAGTATAACCAGCCCTCTTAGCTGCAGCAGTAGCATTACGAGTAGGGTCTAATAGCAACTCGTCTATAAACTTCTTCTGCATATAAGTTAACGGTCTACGTTTATCTTTATCTTTAGCCATTAAGAGTGTGGGTCTTTCTTATGAGCATGTTTGTCACGGGCATACGATCTATTTTTATGTCTGCTGCCTACTAACCAATTAATAGGAGAATTATTAAGGGCATTACCATCTTTATGTTCAACATCTTTATGGTCTCCTTTATGGACTTTCCCTTCTCGTTCTAGAGTTCTTCTGGCTAGATTTCTATTCTCTCTTTTATGGACCTGCTCTTCAGATTTCTGATACTTAGCTTGAGCCTTTCTATGGGCTTTAACCTCAGCAGCAGTTTGCCATCTTTCTAGCTTTGATTTTGTTTTTTTCATTATTGTATTGCCAAACTCTAAATTTATGAACTAGATTAAAAGGGTCTATAAGATTTATATTAAAGGCCCAACGAGTTGGCCCATAAGGGTGGGTTTTAGAAGGAATGACCAAAAGAATATGAGAAAAAGAATAGAAACTAATTATACAATGAGGACTAAAGTTAAAAATCTTAAATGTTCGTATTTTAGAAATTTTCTAACCTCTTCGAGCCGAGAGCATCAATTAAACACAAAAAACAGGAAATAATTATAATATTTATTATTTTAGATTCGCCTAACTCTTATAGGCTACCCGATCTCATTAATTATTAAGGGATTCTTTAAAATATTAGAATAGCTGATTTACTAATTAAATATAATTATTCATTATTCACGGAAGGGGTAGTTTTCATGTAGAGTAGTTATCTAATTGTTAGTCAGTTAGTAGTTGATAAACAGCTAACAGCAATCCTCTTTATTGCTTCCCTTCTTAATACATATATTATAACAAATTTCAAAAAGCTTGTCAAGCCCCCTAATCTCTCAAAACTAAAAGGGTAATATTATCAATTAGTTAGCTCACTCTTTGATGTGGTTTGCTTAGACTATTTAAAAACCTTGTACATGCTATTACTAAGTATTTGATATTGTTGGTCTTTTAGCTCTCTAAAATGTCGGGGTTTTTCAGCATCATCAGATTTTGCAGTTTTGGGCATAGAAAAAGTGAAAATTTTGTATAATATTTTTAATACAAATCGGAGGCATATTTACGCTACAGGCTGCGACAAACTGCCCCTCCCCCACCCCCTTGACATTGCTAACTCATTGAAATCACACTGGATTTAGCACTGCTGACCATGCTCAATTCTTGTCAAGGGGTCAGATTGTCGCACCACTAAGGAGGGTCTTAGCTATCTGTGGTAGAAAGTCTATTAGAGGCTCTAAGGAGGCCACTGGTGGGCAGTAGTGGTTGGGGCAGTACGACTAAGGGGACTGCTTTGGAGCCACTGTACGGGCTTCTCAGGGGCTCTATCAGGGGTCTAGGATCAGTGAGCGGGTAGCTACTGCAGGGGTCTAACCCTCTTGGTGGGCCCTAGCCGGACCTGCTAACTGGAATTATTCTAGCTGGTTCGTAATATCTCGTGAATATTCTAACTATTTATTTAGGTGACTCTCTAGGTGGCCTGTGCGAGTATGCCTTCGTCGTCTGAGTGGCTCTCACCGGACGTTAAACAAGAAAGGTACTCTAAATGAGCAAGGCTCGTTTAGGGAAGCGGGAACGCCAACTCCGCAAGGAGCTATGGCAATCCTTCAAAGCAAGACGGGCAGAAATCATCCATAGCAATATGGAGACTATCCGCACTGTGGCTGCTAAGGAGGCTTTCCCTACTTCCCAAGGTTACGCCAAGGTTAAGCCTTATGAGGCTACCATGGTTCACGGGTTATACCGCTCAGGTTACGATCCGAACTATTCGACAATCAAAGACACTAAGCGTGGGATTCATCTCCCTAAGCCGAAGTCTATCTCGCCTAACAAACTAGGGCATGGTGGCAAGGTTCGATCTCTCAAGGACGGTACTCTGTGAGGCAGTATTGGCAGGACAGCCTAGCAGGGTTGGTGTTGCTTCTATTTCTATTCCTGCTATATGCTCTCACTTAAATCCTTCTTAAATAGCACCCTCTTTTGAAGGGTGCTATTTAAGGCGGACCACAAGTCTGACCGATAGTAGCGCATGGTGTAGACCAGCGAACACCCTTGACTAGGGGGAAGCTAACTGAGGGGGCAACTCCGAGGCTGGTGGAACCTGAAAGGGGATTAGTAGCTAGTCTTTTAAATCCAGCCGTTAGAAACGGTAGCTCGCACTCTTTGAGCACGGGACAACTCTAGCCGGTTGCTTGTGTCTCTAAGCTAAGCTCTAGGGCTTGGGTATTAGGGTGCGAGGCAGTTTCTTATGAAGGCAACAGGAAGCGCGTATTCACAAGCCTGTAGACCACAGACTAGATAAACCCCTAGTCGCCCCGCCGCTCTTAGTAGCATTTGACGGGAAGGTTGCCAGAAGAGGCTTTACAGCATAGGCCAAGCTGTAAGCATAGGGAGCCTCTGGTTTAGCTGGTAGGACTTAAGTTTACCAGCGTGCTGCGTTAGCAGCGTAAGGCAAACAAGCTAATTCTTATTCTTCTTCCGTGTTTGCAGAGCCCAATAAGGGCTACTATTAGGGGTGACTTACCTTAAAAGGTATTCATCCGTTCCGGGTTAGAATAATGTTAGTTTGTTTGTCTCACTTTGCTTACGTAAACACAATCGCTTAGGTCTCTTAGGTTGCGATACCTTGACTAGTCACATAGAGACCTAATATTGTCAGTAGAAACTGTCTTACTGGCAGGGAAAGCTACCCCTATTCTAGTTGATCGGTTAATTGTATGAAGTTAGAGGATTTACTAGAGACCTTCTAACACAATGCTAACTAACAGCACTAAATATGAGCGTATTGCAACGTTAGCTGCTAGTCTATTACTAGTTTACCTCTTAATAGGTTAACACCTAGCGTTGCAATAGAGATTCCCTCTAAAGCAATGTGCTAGGGTGTCCATTAAGAGGTTTACAATGGAAAACTCTACCACAAACAAGGGGCTGAAACTCTGGGGCGCCTCAAAGATCAAGAAACAGCAGGACAAGATTGCCAAGTCTGGCACTAAACTGTTGGCCATGATCCGCGAGAATGCCAACCAGTGTCTCGCCCATTTCAAGGCTCACGGTGATATCACTCTGGCCGAGCGCCTGCTCGCTTCTCTGCCTCCGGGCATGGTGGTGGCTGGTCTCGCCAAGTGGTTCAAGGACTTCGCCCCCGTCAAGTTCGATGTCAAGGGCAAGGCCGAAGTCACCGGCAAGCCCGAAGAGACCAAGCTCGAAGAAGCTATGGGCAAGGACTGGACTCAGGACGCCGAAGTCAAGTCCCGTGCTAATCGCCCGTTCACTCAGCCCAACATCGCCTATTTCAAGGGTATGATGTCACGCTGGGCGAGCAAGGTAGACAAGCTGAATGCAGAAGCTCCCGCAGGGCAGAGGATGACGCCCGAAGAAGTCGCAGTCACGAAGGCTTGGATCAACGGCTTGGTCGAAACCGGCAATACGCTCACCATTCTGCGTACCGGCGGCGACAAGGCTGAAATCAAGCCTCAGAACCCCAAGGGCGAATCCCGGTCGGCTGTCCAGCGTGCAAAAAAGGCCGCCCGTGATGCACTGGCTTCGGAAGTCCGCCCGGAACAGGCTGCGGCCTAATTCCGACATAACACCATCGTTATCTCCTCTGGTGAGATTCAGGGTAGGTACGTTAAGCCTATCTTTTCTTTTAGCGTCTCCTAAAAGGAACTCTCTAAATGAAAACTATAAGTGCTGACGAGCTGAAGATCATCTTACAGTCCCATAAAAACTGGTTAGAAGCTAAGCCTAACGGTAAAAGGGCTGACCTGAGTGAGGCTGACCTGTGTGGGGCTAACCTGCGTAGGGCTAACCTGAGTGAGGCTAACCTGAGTGAGGCTAACCTGAGTGAGGCTAACCTGAGTGAGGCTAACCTGAGTGAGGCTAACCTGAGTGAGGCTAACCTGAGTGGGGTTATCAACTTTCCAGAGATGTCTATTCTACCCGATGAAGGTGATGTTATCGGATGGAAGAAATGTCAAAATGGCGTGATCGTTAAACTGCTCATACCGGCTCAAGCAAAGCGGTCTAATGCTACAGGACGTAAGTGCAGGGCTGAATACGTAAAGGTTCTCGAAGTCATCGGCTCCAATAAAGGTGTATCCTCCTATGATTACACTACTACCTATACCATAGGTGCAGAAGTTCGTTGTGATCAGTGGTGTGAAGATCGTTGGCAAGAATGTGCTGGTGGTATCCACTTCTTCATCACTCGTAGAGAAGCCGAGAATTATCAAGTCTGACTCTGTAGCTCAATCGGATAGAGCAGTAGACTTCTAATCTACAGGCTGTAGGTTCAATTCCTACCAGAGTCACCATCATTCAAGCCTAAAGCTAGAAAGGATTTGTTATGTATTCTCGTTTTGTATGTATAACAGATACAATTATGACACTATGTATAACAATATTATTTGGGTGTATAACACTTTTTGTCAGTGGTACTCTAATAGGGGGATTAATATATTTACTCTACAAGTTAATCACTAAACATTAAATATTAAAATCTTATAGGGAATTTTAATGATGAGTGACTGGATTTATGACCATTTCGGTTGGATATGGGGTTTATGTATGGTTCTATTTTTAATAATGATGTTTTGTCTTATTATTTCAGATGAAAATTCTTGGAATAAATGGGCAACAGAAAACCACTGTAAGGTTGTCTCAAAAGAGAGTGGAACTACGGCTTATGTCTTCACTAGTAAGAGTGGTGGTATCGCTTATGTTCCCGGTAAGACGGGTTATCTTTGTGGTAATGGTGTAACTTATTATAGATAATTTCTAAGGCTCCGTGGTGAAAGTGGTAGACACACCAGACTTAAAATCTGTTGCTCGTAAGAGTATGTCGGTTCGAGTCCGACCGGAGCTACCAATCTAATTTGATTACTTATGGACCCATAGCTTAATAGGTAGAGCAGCGGCTTTATACTCCGTATTAACTGTGAGACGACAGTGAGGTCCCGGTTCAAGTCCGGGTGGGTCTACCAATCTAAAAAGGAACTCTCTCAATGAGAATCATAAGTGCTGACGAACTAAAGGCTATCCTGCAGTCTCACCAAAACTGGTTAGATGGTAAGCCTAACGGTAGGATGGCTAACCTGAGTAAGGCTGACCTGCGTTGGGCTGACCTGCGTGGGGCTAACCTGAGTAGGGCTAACCTGCGTGGGGCTGACCTGCGTGGGGCTAACCTGAGTAGGGCTAACCTGAGTAGGGCTAACCTGAGTGGGGCTAACCTGAGTGGGGCTAACCTGAGTAAGGCTGACCTGCGTGGGGCTGACCTGCGTGGGGCTGACCTGCGTGGGGCTAACCTGAGTAGGGCTAACCTGAGTAGGGCTAACCTGAGTGG